ACAACTCCGTGATCTAATAACCATTGCCCGTGCCCAACTTGGTTACGATCACAATCAAATCTGTTGATAATCATCAGCCCCTGTTCAGTACTGACCAGGACATTTTTCCTCACTCGATTGTTTACATAAAACATTATTTTAGATTTTTTCTTAGCCAGTCTGCATATCTAGCCGGTTTGTGTACCTTGATAAAAATATTAACGGATTCGGCTACATTGGCCAAGGTATTTAGGTTGATGTCTAATTGTTTAGGTGCCAACATACCATCTTCTTGCTGTCCTCGCCAATATCCTACAATATTATAGGTAACATCTGTGACTTCTATGTCAACATCGTGATATAAGCCAAATGTACTATCACTAAGTCTTTTTTGAATAGATTCAACATTGGCCTGTTGATCCCACATCTTGAAAGTTTTAGGGGTAAGTACTCGCACGTGAGTATAATCATCCCAGAAGAGATCGCAGCGATGGTGAGGTACATTCACAAACCATTCGGCATCAGGTTTGCTCACACGATACATTTCTTTAATAATATTGGTAAACACCTTCGGATCTTGTCCTAGGTGCTCCAGTATGTTATCGGCAGTGATCTTGTCAAAGAAATTGTCTTCATAGGGCCACGGTGTTTGTTCAAAATCCAACACTTGGTCAGGATTACAGGATTGCTGTACATCTACATTCCAGTAGTTGTCCAGTTTCTTAAAACCACAACCCATATTTAATTGTGTATGTTCAGGTATCATATCCAGGCGTCCCAGAAAATTTCACGATTGTACTGCTGATACAGATCCAGGCCCAGGTAGTCCACACAATTCAGTGTGGTTCTTTCCAGTGCGGGCTTGATCCGGTGTAGATTTGGCAAACCTGCTGCTAGATCATTAAATTGTTCCGCCTGTTCGATTTTTTTAAAATCGTGTTGAAACTCAGGTAGTTCAAAAAAATCATAGATGCGTTTTGTTTGACTCTTGGGACTATTGCAGAATCGTGAATAGTCAATAAATAGCAACCTATCTAGGTAACCACTGGTCACTGCGTCTTTGATACCAGCGTGTGCTAATCCCATAGGACCATTAGGCCCGGCATAGTAGTAGGCTCTAGCAGCAATAGTGGAACTTTCTCTCAAATTTTGATCAGGCAGCACAAATGCCAGTGGATTTTCTCTACGAATCTTTTCAAATGATGACAATATCTCAGCAGGATTACGCACCGGGCACAGCATCTTTACTCTACAGCCAGTGACCGCTTCTAGTAGACCAATCTTGGTAACCCAGGCTCGATCCTTGTCAAACACAATAGGTCGATCAATGTGTTTGAAGTATCCCTCCAATATACTCTGTAAGACACCCAACTTGGCCGCATCATTGACATATTCTTTGTTCATCTCAAAACTGTCCCAACTGGCGTGAACAGATGAAAAGATACTGGACAAACTGCTAACAGGTTCTGTGTGTATTTGGGGATTTTGTCTTAATAGATAGGCCAACATAGTGGCTCCTGATCTCGGTAGTCCCGCAATAAAATATAGTGTTTTCATAATTAGTCTTTTTTGGTTAATTCAAAATGTTTTGCTAATTCTAGTTCTAGTTTTTCAAAGGTTTCAGTCCAGTCACCAAAGGTGGTCTGTCTGAACACTCTAGTGGTCTTTTGATACCAAGGACTATGGTCACCGCCATAGGCCCAAATATGATATGGCAACAGTGGCACAATGACCCAAGTAGGTTTTCCCATTGCTGCCGACAAATGAGCAATACTGGTACAACTGGTTATGACCAGATCAAGATTGTGTATACAGGCCGCAGTGTCTTCCCAGGAAATAATCAGGTGCTGTAAATCAAAGATTTCCTCAGGCAGTTCTCTAGTGTCTGTATCTCTCTGTAGACTGTAAAACTCTAGGTCTGTGTATTTTGATAAGTTGATCAATTTCTCAGGAGGAAAAATTCTAAACTGTTGATGCTCAAATAACGGGCTACCACTCCACCTGATACCAATTTTGGGCTTATCTGTTTTCTTTAACATCTGTTTCCAAATTGGTACACTGAGTGGATTAGCAGCAAGATATGGTGTATTAGGCAGTGTTTCAAAAGTATGACCAAATATCCAACTACAACTAAATCCCGGAATCCAATAATCGTGTTTGGTAGTTTTTACTTTGTCTAAACTGATACAGTGATCCACACCCGGAATTCTAGAAAACAAACTGTGTAGCAGTGGTTCGCAACAGAGCACGGAGCGACCTCCGCGTTTTTGTATTTCGCTGGCATATCTTGCGTAGATAATTTGATCACCAAATCCACATTCTAAATTAATGATCACAGTTTTATTGGTTAAATCTTCTTGATTCCAAATTGGTTTAGTTGTAGGCAATCGTGGACTACCATATACTTTCAAATGTCTACCTGCCTCGAGACTCTGAAATCCTGCTTGTAAATCCCCTTGATTGATTAAAAACCATCCTCGATTAAACATATGTCTTAGATCATTGGGATTTTCTCGTTCCATTTCCTCGCTGAGTCGCCAACCTTCTTCAAATCGGCCACGAATCATTAGGTTAAGTTGTTGATCTATTAGATGCATTCTACGATTATTAAAATTATAGTTTATAATATTAGACAGACTATGTCAAAGAATAGTATCAATATATTTAAATTAATAATTATCGGGGATTAGAAAAATAAGATTATTGTATAGCCACTGTATGATTACCACCAGCTCTGACTATAGTCCACGAACTGGATCCGACTTGTACCGGACTACTCTGGTCAGTAGTATTTCCGTTGCCTAGTTGGCCAGCGGCATTACGACCCCAGGCAAATAATAATCCGTCACTGCGTATAGCCGCTGTATGAGTACCACCAGCACTGACTGCAGTCCAGGAACTGGATCCGATTTGTACCGGGCTGCTTCGACTAGTGGTGGTTTGGTCGCCCAGTCGTCCGAAACCATTATTCCCCCAAGTGAACAATAATCCATCACTACGTATAGCCGTACTATGAAAGTATCCGGCGGCAACTGCAGTCCAGGAACTGGATCCGATTTGTACTGGACTACTTTGAGTGGTAGTATTGCCGTTGCCCAATTCTCCATAAACATTACGACCCCAAGTGAACAGTGTAACCCCACTGCGTATAGCCGCGGTATGATTACCACCGGCGGCAACTGCAGTCCAGGAACTGGATCCGATTTGTACTGGACTACTTTGAGTGGTAGTATTGCCATTACCTAGTTGTCCATAAGTATTACGACCCCAAGTAAATAGTGTGCCCCCACTGCGTATAGCCGCTGTATGAGTACCACCAGCACTGACCGCAGTCCAGGAACTGGATCCGATTTGTACTGGACTACTTTGAGTGGTAGTATTGCCGTTGCCTAATTGACCGAGACTATTATTCCCCCAAGTAAATAGTGTGCCCCCACTACGTATAGCCGCTGTATGAATGCTACCAGCGGAAACCGCAGTCCAGGAACTGGATCCGATTTGTACTGGACTATTTTTAGTAGCAATAGTTCCGTCACCTAGTGTTCCGAAACCATTATTCCCCCAAGTGAACAATAATCCATCACTGCGTATAGCCGCTGTATGATAACTGCCAGCAGCAACTGCGGTCCAGGAACTGGATCCAGTTTGTACTGGGCTACTTTCAATGCCGAATCCCAGTTGCCCATAAGTACTACGACCCCAAGTAAATAGTGTGCCCCCACTACGTATAGCCGCTGTATGAAAAATTCCGGCGCTGATCATAGTCCACGAACTGGATCCGATTTGTACTGGACTGCTATAGGTATTATTGGTTCCATCACCAATATTACCGTCAGTATTACTTCCCCAAGTGAACAGTGTACCTCCACTACGTATAGCGGTTGTAAAATATCGGCCAGCACTGACTGCAGTCCACGAACTAGATCCAATTTGTACTGGACTACTTTTACCGACCGTAGTTCCATCACCTAATCCACCTGCAGTATTACTTCCCCAGGTGAACAGTGTAACCCCACTGCGTATAGCCGCTGTATGATTACCACCAGCACTGACCGCAGTCCACGAACTAGATCCAATTTGTACTGGACTACTTTGAGTGGTAGTATTGCCATTACCTAGTTGTCCATAAGTATTATACCCCCAAGTGAACAGTGTGCCCCCACTACGTATAGCCGCTGTATGATAAGTGCCGGCAGACACCGCAGTCCACGAACTGGATCCGATTTGTACTGGACTACTTTGAGTGGTAGTATTGCCGTTGCCTAATTGACCGAGACTATTACTCCCCCAAGTGAACAGTGTACCCCCACTGCGTATGGCAGCGGAGAAATATTTTCCAGCACTGACTGCAGTCCACGAACTGGATCCAATTTGTACTGGACTGCTTTGAGTGGTACCATTACCATTACCTAGTTGTCCATTGGAATTAAAACCCCAAGTGAACAATACTCCGTCACTGCGTATAGCCGCTGTATGAGTACCACCAGCAGCAACTGCGGTCCAGGAACTGGATCCGATTTGTACTGGACTGCTTTGATCGGTACCGGTGAGGCCGTTGCCTAGTTGTCCATCAGTATTACGACCCCAAGTGAACAATAATCCGTCACTGCGTATAGCCGCTGTATGATTACCACCAGCACTGACCATAGTCCACGAACTGGATCCGATTCGACTTGGTACTGTGTTAGAATGTTCATTACCTAGTTGCCCTTGATTGGAATTCCCCCAAGCATAAAGTAATTTTTGAGCAACGGCGCTACTAGGAGGAGATCGTAATAACAATGCTTCTAATAACATTTTTTAGAATACCGGCCAATTAACTTGACTAATGTCTACCACAGAATCAGTTAAATGAACACTAGGCAAATCGCGCAGTGCCTGTCTGTAAGTTTGCCAACGAACTTTATCCACATCACTGAGTGGAGAATCTAACAACTGAGTCCAGTCGCTGTCTTTTAATCGATTTGTTCTCATGGATCTCAACTGATTTAAAAACTCTGCCTTTTTCTGTTCAAAGGTCCTAATTTCACTTTCAGGTATTGACTCTACAATCGGAGTTTCCGTTACCCATTGATCAAATATTTCATAACTGTATCCGTTGGTTCTCGCTGTTTCCGGGTCATAAGTTACGTCTACCTTGGTCACAGGATACCAACCTAAACTAACCAAAGAAGGAACATCATCTTTGAGCAAGTTTAAGCCACTGATATTACTCCAACTGGCGGGCAGACTGCTGTGATATTCTGTTATTACACCATTTTCAACTAGTACGTATTCTGCCATTTTTGATCCAGATTATTTACTATCCAACATAGAAGCAACTCCACGCCAGTTGGTTCCAGCATCGTCTGTGATAAATGCCAGTACATCGACGCCTGATGCAGTTAATGTAGGTGCAGTTCCACTAGGCCATCTTACGCTAGCCGGCCAGTTTTGAGTAAATGCACCGCCGTTAGTAAGTTCTAAAATAAAACCACTGGCATTGGGGCTGGCTGTGGGATTGCTGAATGTCCAAGTGGTTATGCCCCCAGCAGTAGCAGTAACATAATTTCCCAGAGTTAAATCAATAGTTTGTGCACCAGAAATACTTCCCCGTGCGTTACTCTTTAAACTATAACCTAAAATTTGTCCAGTAAAGGTACCACCAACGTATAAATTGCCCCTAACGCCCACGCCGCCTGTGACTACAAGTGCACCTGTGGTTGTACTGGTGCTGGTTAGAGTACTGGTTATACTAACCGTACCTGTAGTAACTGCACCGGATAAACTAGTTATAAAACTTAGGTCGCTTGCCGAAGACATTCTTGTTCCTGGTTATTTTAACTATTTATGCTACCAAGCGGTGGCTATAACTAGGCCATCACCGCCGCGGCCGCCGGGACCACCGCCAGAACCCGAAAATCCAGCTCCACCACCTCCGCCACCACACCCATAACCTCCAGCACCGCCGCGGCCTCCAGTATTTGCTGTTGCGCCGGCAGCTCCGAGGCCACTTGAACCACCACCAGTTCCGCCATAAAAATATTGTAAATTACGTAATACCTGAAATCCGTTTGACCCGGAAAATCCGCCTGTTGTATTGTTTGCCACGCCGCCAGCGCCGCCCGGCTGTGCTGGAAATACACCAGTAACTGTAAATGAACCACCAGCAGTTCCTGCTGTGTTTAATGCGCCAAGGCCCCCTCCGCCAGTGCCGCCAGTTACTACTAGTCCAGTAGTAGGAATAGTTAACGCACCACTTGCGGCCGCGTTGAACGCACCAATAATTCCGTTTTGTCCTGCAATGTTAATATTACCGGCAGTTGTAGAATAAAATTGACCTAATGCTGCTAGTGGTGCTGAGGCTATAGTTGATATTGCACCACCGACACCAGCAGGACCACCGACTGCAGCAGTACCTGCACCAGCAACAGTCACTGTGCCACCGCCTTTACAAATCATTAATAAATTATTTGCTGTTACTGACGGGTCTATAGATATGTAACTATCAACTCCTGCACTGCCAGCACTACCGGTTCCAGTACCACCTGCACCACCATACCCAACACTGATATACAGTACATCAGGTAATGCCCAAGATGGAAAAATAATTGATGCTTGTGCTCCGGAGCCGCCACCTCCGCCCCCACCTGCAGCAGTAGCGGCTCCGGCAAATCCGCCACCACCACCACCACCACCGGCCAAACAAAAAAAGTGTACAAAGTTAACACCGCGTGGTTTAATCCAAGTTTGCCATCCCACACCAAGAGCGGCCGCGTTAGCATAAAATATCTGTTGAACAGCTTTAGGGTTGGTTGGTAAATGAACAAAATCTAACATAGATCAATAGGCCTTGGTTATAAAATTTAAATTACTTTGTAAAGACATTCTTGTTCCTGTTTATTTTAACTACTTATGTTACCAGGCAACGGCTATAACTAGACCATCACCGCCTCGCCCACCAGCACCACCAGTTGAACCTGTAAATCCGCCGCCGCCGCCGCCGCCGCCGCAGCCATAACCTCCAGCACCGCCGTTCCCGCCGGTGTTAGATGTGTTTCCAGCTCCATTAAGGCCGGTTCCACCACCTCCAGTTCCACCATAAAAATAGTTTAATCTGCGAAATGCTTGAAATCCATTGCTGCCATTGCTACCACCAGTGTTGGTACCGCCAACACCTGCTGTACCACCCGGCTGTGCGGGAAATGCTCCAGCAACAGTAAATGAACCGCCGGCAAAACCTGCCGCATTCGATGCCGCCGCGTTACCGCCGCCGGATGTACCACCAGTTACCACTAGCCCTGTAAGAGGAAGAGTTAATGCAGTACCGGCAACGGAGGCTCCACCGTTAATAGTTCCGTTTTGTCCTGCAATGTTAATATTACCGGCAGTTGTAGAATAAAATTGACCTAATGCTGCTCTTGGTGCTGCGGTTATAGCGGATGCTGCACCTCCAACACCCGCGGCTGCACCGCCAACCGACCCGCCGCCAGCTGGGGTCACTGTGCCACCGCCTTTACAAATCATTAGTAAATTATTTGCTGTTACTGATGGGTCTATAGATATGTAAGTATCAACTCCTGCACTGCCAGCACTACCGGTGGCATTGGCACTTGCTCCCCCAGCACCGCCGTACCCAACACTGATGTATAGTACATCGGGTATTGCCCACACTGGAAAAATAATTGACGCTTGTGCTCCAGAACCACCACCACCACCGCCAGATGCGTTAGTGACGCCGTTATTGCTACCACCGCCACCACCACCACCACCGGCCAAACAAAAAAAGTGTACAAAGTTAACACCGCGTGGTTTAATCCAAGTTTGCCATCCCACACCAAGAGCGGCCGCGTTAGCATAAAATATCTGTTGATCAACTTTGGGATTGGTTGGTAAATGAACAAAATCTAACATAGATCAATAGGCCCCGGCTATTACACTGGGAACCCATCCAGAACCTAGTGGAGCACTAGAGCTAATTCCTATAACAATCCTATATCCGGGATTTAACGCCAAGTTCATCGGATAATCAACATCAACTGTGGCGGCTGTTGGTGTAGCAGTCACTGCCGGCAATGAGAGTTCACCATAGAATATATTATTAGACGCTGTTGTATTGGCCTGGCCATTATTGATATATATTCTTGCCACAGAAGCGGTAGAATTTGTTCCTGCAGATTTAAATCTAATTCTTTGAACAAATCCACCGTTAGTAGAATCAGCAGTAAATGGTACAATATTATTAGTACCTGTACCAGTATACTCAGTGACTGTGCTCGCGATTACGGTAGAGGTCCATCCTATTGCTCCCACTCTTGAAAAAATTGGTGTTGAATTTCCTGCCATACTAAATCTCCATTATTCTTTATATATTTAATTAGAGCATATTAAAGCCCATTGACATTACGGTTGCCTGGCCCAGAGTCAATCCGCCTCCGCCACCGGTAAAAATTGTTCCATTTATGTATAGATTGCTACTGTCAACTCGAAGACGCTCAGTGGTGCCGGCTGCGATGATCACAGTGTTGGATAAGCCTGCTGTACCACTTACACTGCCTATTATGGTATTACCAGTACCTGTGGTAATAGCATTGCCAGCATTATAACCTATACCAATATTGTATTGTCCAGAGGTAACATTTTGAAGTGCACCTGAACCTAGAGCAGTGTCTGCAAAAGCATTTGAAGTTAGATATAGTGTTTGATAACCCACAGCAACGTTATCGGCTCCAGTAACATTACTGTTTAGAGCAAGATAACCAACAGCAATGTTGTCTGTACCAGTAGTATTCGTATCTAAGGCTTGATAACCAAGTGCGGTATTGGTCAATAAAGATCCGGCACCGCGACCTATTCGAACACTGTTAAAAGTAGAATCAGCAGTTAATGTCAAAGTACTTTGATAAGCGGGTTGACTAGTTCCAGCACTAACCAGTACTTGACCACTAGTTCCCGGGCCAGCAAACGCGGTTACCCCAGGAGCACTTTGATAAACTAACTGCCCTGCAGTTCCTCCTGCTACATAGTTAGCGGTACCACTAACTGCGGTAAGTAAAGACATTACTCGAATGATATCACCGGCATTCCTGGCCTGTCCAAATACCACAGTAGATCCGTTAGTAGCAGTATAATCACTGCTAGCAAGATTTATACCATTAGCAAATACCTGTATTTGTCCAACAGTATATCCTGCAGATACGGTAAATGTGGTTTGACCGGCAGTGGCGGTGAATTCCTGCACAGTGAATACTGAACCACCGGAAGTTCCTGTACTAACAGGGAATCCATTAACAGTAATTTGTGTAGCAGTGATAGTGCCGCCTACAAATAATCCTCCACCTATACCCACACCACCATTAACTACCTGAAGAGCACCTGTTTGAGTTGAATTAACCCCGGTAGAGTTATTAATTGTTAAGGCACCAGTTATTGTTCCACCATTAAACGAACTACTTAATGTAGTCCACGATATACCATTACCTGTAGAAATTAATACTTGTCCATTAGTTCCCGTAGTACCACCTGCATACAATGCACCACCGATAGCTACATTTCCGCCTATACCTACACCACCTACTACCTGCAATGCCCCAGTAATAGTAGATGTTGCACTAGTAGTATTAGTGACTGTGGTTACACCACCAATTCTTACCCCTCCTGAGGCCGGGTTTACAGTAAAGGAACTGGTTGTATACACTGGCTCAGATAGTGCAGTAGCATTGTTGGTATCAACAAAGGTTAAAAAGTAATTGGCGTTAGCAGTCTGTGCTATCGTGTTTACATTAGCAGCTAGGTTTGCAAAACCAACATATGTACTACCGGTGTTTGCCAATGCATACGCTGTGGCAGCACTTGTGGCCGTTGTAGCTGATCCTACAGTTAGTGTAGACGGGGCGGCCCAAGCAGGTTGCCCATCTCCGCTGCCGTCTGCTACCAATACATAACCGGTGGCCCCCAAAGGAAGCCAGGCATTAGGAGCATTTGCGCCGAGCCCGCTATAAGGAATTGCACCTTGGCCGCTAGAGTATATTAAGTATCGTGAGTTTTCAACTGTGATGAATTGATTACTAACAAATGTAGCTGTGCCTGATGCACCTATCTGCAGCAAAGATCCGTTAACCCCGGTATTAATAAATCTAGTCACTCCGGGAGCACTTTGATAAGGAATTGATCCAGCGGCGCCGGCCGCGATATTTGTAGCAGTAGAAGCAGTTCCTGTTAAATTGCCAATGAATGTAGTAGCTGTAACTACACCACCTACAAATATACTACCACCTACCCCTATGCCACCATTGGTTATCTGTAGTGCACCAGTATTAGTAGAACTGGCGCCTGTTGAATTATTGATAATCAGCGGACTAGTGATTGTGCCACCGTTAAAGGAACTGCTCAGTGTGGTCCAAGATATACCATTACCTGTGGAAGTTAATATCTGTCCATTGGTTCCTGTGGTGCCGTCTGCGTACAGTGCACCGCCTATAGCTATATTCCCTCCTATACCCACACCACCTGTAACTACTAGAGCACCGGTGGTAGTTGATGTTGCTTGAGTTGAACTTGTGATTGATAGGGCAGTAGTAAATGTTCCACCATTGGCAATGTAATTGATTAAATTGCCTGCAGTTTTATAATAAAGTTTACCGTCGGAGTAGTTTAGTGCTATCTCACCAAAGGCTAGATCACCTACAAGAGGAACTTTGCCCGCCACGGAGCTTTTTTTAAGAAAAATATTCGGCATCACATACCCTAAAAAGGATCAACCGGGAGAATAAAAATTCTCCCTTATTTCAAAAATTATTTAGTAAGTACCACCATCAATATCGCTATAAATCAAAGCATTACCCGCAGTGTTGACCTGTAAAACTTGACCTTGAGTACCTAGTGCTAGATAAGCAGTTGTTCCGGCAACACTTTGATATACCAGTTGATAACTGCCGCTGCCGCCTGTTAGGTTTGTCGCATTGGTAGCAATTCCTACCATTATGCTACTTGTAGTAACGAATGTTGCTGTACTACTAGCACCCATTTGCAGTAAGGACCCAACAGTGCCGGTTCCTATGAACTGAGTAACACCACTAGCACTTTGATAATTTATCGCACCTGCAGTACCACCTGAGATGTTTGTAGCATTAGTAGCATTAACTGCCTGGTTAGCAAATCCTACATAAGTTGTTGATGTATTGGCCAATGCGTATGCGGTAGCGGCACTTGTGGCTGTTGTGGCATTTGCAGCCAAGTTAGCAAATCCAACATATGTAGTACCAGTGTTAGCCAGGGCATATGCAGTTGCAGCACTGGTAGCAGTTGTGGCATTAACTGCTTGATTGGCAAAACCAACATATGTAGTTGATGTATTAGCCAGAGCATATGCAGTTGCAGCACTTGTGGCTGTTGTGGCATTAACTGCCTGGTTAGCAAATCCTACATAAGTTGTTGATGTATTGGCTAATGCATATGCAGTAGCGGCACTTGTGGCTGTTGTGGCATTTGAAGCATTAGTAGCATTAACTGCCTGGTTAGCAAAACCAACATATGTAGTTGATGTGTTAGCCAGGGCATAAGCAGTAGCAGCACTTGTGGCTGTTGTGGCATTTGCTGCTTGGTTAGCAAAACCAACATATGTAGTTGATGTATTGGCCAGGGCATATGCAGTAGCAGCACTTGTGGCTGTTGTAGCATTTGCTGCTTGGTTAGCAAATCCCACATATGTAGTCGATGTGTTAGCCAGGGCATATGCAGTTGCAGCACTGGTAGCCGTTGTGGCATTTGCTGCTAGATTAGCGAATCCAACATAGATACTACTAGTATTAGTAAATATCGGTCCAGAAGCACTAGCACCTTGGCTTACTAATAGCTGTCCTGCTGTACCTGGTCCATAAAAACTAGTTGCACCTGGACCAGTTTGATAAGGAACTTGCCCTGCGGTTCCGCCTGTTATATTAGTGGCTGTAGTAATACTACCAGAAATTGTAGCATTAATAGTTCCGCTAACAGTTAAATTACCGCCAACAAACATGTTGCCGCCAACGCCAACACCCCCCGCAACTACAAGAGCGCCTGTAGTAGTGTTAGAACTTGCAGTGGTATTAGTTAATACAATACCGCCGGTTTTAAATGTGCCGTAAACTGTACCTGTGAAAACACTAGATGTCGATTCTGCACCTTTTAGGTACCACTCTAGATAACCAGTATCATTAGCAAAACCTAGGAAACTGTCATTATCTGCGCCATCAATATAATTGTGAAATACGAATCCAATATCCTTGCCATCGTTAACTGTCCAAGCACCGCTGACTCCGCCTGTAGGAGTATGCAGGTTAAGAATATTGTCAGTAATAACTGTTTGAGTGGAAAATACATATGTAGTTGTTCCATTAAACACAACATCATTTTGGAATACTGCAGGACCTTTTACATATATAGATCCATCAACACCGATGCCGCCTGCTACATATAGTGCATTGTTAGCCACTGTTGTAGTGCTGGCCATAGTGCTCAGTATTGTGGCACTGTTTCCAACGAATAAATTACCTCCAATTCCAACACCGCCGCGAACTTGGAATGCACCGGTACTAGTGGATGTGGCCTGAGTAGTATTTGTTACCGTACTAACAGCACTAAATGATCCAGCAGTAGCGGTTACGGTACCACCGTTAACATTAGTAGCATTAACTGCCTGGTTAGCAAAACCAACATATGTAGTTGATGTATTAGCCAGGGCATAAGCAGTAGCAGCACTGGTAGCAGTTGTGGCATTAGTAGCATTGACTGCTTGATTGGCAAATCCAACATATGTAGTTGATGTGTTAGCCAGGGCATATGCAGTAGCAGCACTTGTGGCTGTAGTAGCATTTGCTGCTAGATTGGCAAAGCCAACATATGTAGTGCTAGTGTTAGCCAGGGCATATGCAGTAGCAGCACTTGTGGCTGTTGTGGCATTGACTGCCTGATTAGCAAATCCTACATATGTAGTTGATGTGTTAGCCAAAGCATATGCAGTAGCAGCACTGGTAGCAGTTGTGGCATTAGTAGCATTAGTGGCATTGACCGCCTGATTAGCAAATCCAACATATGTAGTTGATGTGTTAGCCAGTGCATATGCAGTAGCAGCACTTGTGGCTGTAGTAGCATTAACTGCTTGATTGGCAAACCCGACATATGTAGTGCTAGTATTAGCCAGTGCATATGCAGTAGCAGCACTTGTGGCTGTTGTAGCATTGGCTGCTTGATTGGCAAACCCGACATATGTAGTGCTAGTATTAGCCAGTGCATATGCAGTAGCAGCACTTGTGGCCGTAGTGGCATTGGTAGCATTAACTGCTTGATTGGCAAAGCCAACATATGTAGTACCAGTATTGGCTAGTGCGTATGCAGTAGCAGCACTGGTAGCAGTTGTGGCATTAACTGCTTGGTTAGCGAACCCGACATATGTAGTTGATGTATTGGCTAATGAGTAAGCAGTAGCAGCACTGGTAGCAGTTGTGGCATTAACTGCTTGACCGGCAAATCCAACATAGATACTACTTGATGAAACAAATGTTGCTGTATTGCTAGCACCCATCTGCAGTAAGGACCCCACAGTACCTGTTCCAATGAACTGAGTAACACCGCTAGCACTTTGATAATGCAGTGCACCTGCGGTGCCACCTGAAATATTTGTAGCAGAACCTGCAGCAAGAGCATAACCTACTACTAGTGTGGAAGTTGATGCCCAAGTTGCTGTAGAGCCGCTGCTTAACAGTATCTGTCCAGCAGAACCTGCAATGATAAAGGATGTGGCACCAGCAGCAGTCTGGATGGGGATATACCCAGCAAGACCACCTGCTATATTAGTAGCAGTTGTTGAAGCAGCAGCATTTGCCCAGGATAAGTTTCCAGCGCCATCTGTGGTTAATACATAGCCCGCTGTTCCATTTGTAGTCGGAAATGAGTATGCGCTGTAGAATGTTATCTTACCAGAACCTGCCGGAGTTAGTTTAATATCTCCGTTACTGTTTGTAGAACTAATGGTATTTGTAGAACCAGTAACTGTAATATTACCCACGTTGATAATATCAATTTTACTACTAGAATCTACTACGATCGCAGAACTAGCAGTTAGTGTTCCCGGGACTTGATCCAACATATCGGTAAAATACTTACCGCCAATCACTAGATGATTCGCAGCATTCCCGCCGGTTTCTGTACCTTGACCAATATATAAGCGATCACCACCGTTAGATTGTGTGCCAGCAAGTGCCGAGTAGGCTAATTCTCCCGTTGCCAGTGTACCCGGATTTCCGCTCGTATCCGACCGTTTAATTCTGATAGTTGTTGCCACTTACAATCTCCCGTAGTTCTTTAAAAATGACCGCCGTCCATACTTTGCTTTGTAAGATCTTTGGTTGCGACCCACTTATTTATGCTGATATCGTAAACAAGCACAGAGCCATCAGCAGGATCAACTGCTACAACATCGGTCATGTCTCCTAATTTAGTGGTACTATTGGCATAACTTATATCATTCCAGTGATTGACTCCGTTGCCTATTTTAAATTTACCGGTATCAGTCTCTGCAGCCAATTCGCCGTCTGCAAGTATTGGATTTGCAATAGTCCACTGTGCTGCAAAGCCACGCCGTATTTGTATTCTAACAGCCATTAAATTCCGCCTCCGTCTACCGGATCTAATCCACCATATACCGAATTTGGAGTCCCGCCGTCTAAATTACCGAATCCTAGTGCCTCTATAGTTATCGTTTTATAGGGCGATGCGGCAGGATCTGTGGTTATGGTAATTGCGTTACCCGCTACAAATTCTATAATATCTTCTCCACTGGCCACTAGATCCGTAGAACTGTTAACTTTTATAGTTTTAAAAGTACTCGAAACTCCTACAGTACCAGTATTGGCATTTAATGTACCATCAGGGCCAATAGTTAAATTTGTACCAACTTTAATGCCACCTAGTGTTGAAGTAGTAGCAGCAGGTAATGTATACGAACTGGTACTTACTGAGGATAATGTTCCATCACCACTGATACTAAGTCCAGCACCTACCTTAACTCCGCCTAGTACACTGCCTGTAGCAGTGTTTAACACATAGGGTGCTGGTGTATTGGTTAAATCATTATAATTGCCACTAAATGGTGCTGCGACAGAAATAGTGCCATCTGCGGTAATTGAGACATTGGCACCGATCTTGACGCCACCTAGTCTAGTATTTGTGGCTGTAACCAGTACATAGGTGCCAGTGCCACTGCCCCCACTAGTGAACAGTATTCCCCCAGGAGTATGCCCGTCACTGAGTCTTAATTCGGGTGTGTCTTCGTCGTAGAATATCGTGCCCTTTTCACCTACATAGGTAGGGGCCTGAACGGTAATTATTCTACCTGATTTTATTTTTTGTACGGGCACACTAAATCTTCCAGTTTAGTGTATTTACCGTTTGAACCCGGACTAGTCTTCTTGCAGTGTACTGCGAAATTCGTCAGTTAATAGGTCAAGGCTTTCAGAGACATCAAACTCTGTCTGTTCTGCAACTTCTTCATTAGATTCTTCAGAATAGGCACCATTGTCGTCGAGTATTTGACTGAGTACTTTACTACGCTTGCCTTCTTGGTGCTTGAGTAATTCTAGTTGTTGCTGTAATGGAAACACATTAACAGGAGCCGGGGGTAGTTCTTTTTCTGGGGCAGAGGCCACAACCGGATCACCGCTACCTGACGGTATAGTAATAGTAATAGGAATATTGATAGTAACTACTTTACCGTCAGATTCTGATAAAAATTCTCTTGCTCTCATAGTATATTATTTACCAAAAGCGGCAGCAGTTATTAGAACCGGCGTATGTATGCAAAGTTCCATGAATTTTGTTCAAGGTCCCCACGCTGATAATCATAGCGAATACTTAATATATCATTTTTAGTTAACTCATAGGCTAAACCTATTCGTGTGGTATTTGTACGCTCGTTTACGGATCCATTAAATCCATCTCGCATACGATAACCCAGCCTAAAATCCCAATCTTTAGCAAAAGGAATAACAATCCCCGGCTCAATACCGTAATACTCTCTGTTGCCCGTGCTGGACAATCGTTGTCCCACTGCAAACTTGGTGTAAAATGTTCCAAATCCTAGATCGTATCTAGGCGTTAGCCCAAATTCGTATCTAGAAGTAACAGCATTGGTTTTATCGGCCTGAGTTACCAGCATCTGTGCCGAGGCATCTAGATTTTTAGCGACCTGCTCGCTGACCTGAATTAAATATCCCTCCGAATCTGGGCGGTTGGATACATTTGCATGGGATCCTTCAACTATGAATGATCCAGCGTGGGCAAGACCGGAACAAATTAATAATGCCACTGCTAATAATTTTTTCATATTATTTCCTTGATGTTTTAATATATTCAATAAAGTTAGTCTGTTGTTTAATAGACTCTGCTACGCTTTGATTGGCCTGATCCGCAAGCCGAGGTTCTAAAACTAATCCAGTGGTTCTAATGAGTTGAACAAACTTAGGATTGGTCATTAATTTTTTAACTGCTCTATCAATTTGCTGAAGTGTACTAGAATCGCTGGTAACATTACTTAGCAGTAGCCATTTGGCATTTTGTGGCATTGTGATACCTTGTTCGGCAAATGTTGGTATACCGGGACTAGTTTCAACTCTTTGCGGCTGAATGATTGCTATAACTTCAACATTTCCTGCGGCCATTTGATTTTCTAGGCTGGCCAAATTGGACCACATAGCATCAATGTGTCCTCCGATTAGATTATGTAGCATTTCATTAACACCTTTATAGGGTACCGCCACAATTGGAGTAGTGGGCATCTGATTTTTAAATAACCAATTGTAGTAATGATGTGCTCCACCATAACCATTAATTCCAATGTTAATGGGTTTGCCCTTATAATTTCTTAGATCATTTATGGTCTTAATTGGGCTGTCCTTACGAACTGCTAGACCTATGCTGGTTGTAACTCCTAACTGTGTAACGTATCTAAAATCATCTGGGCCGATATCATCGTGTAGTAAAATAACATTGCTAACTGCCATAGCATCAATAATGGTGATTAAAACTTCATCATTTTTGGCCTGTGCTATTTGTTTTAGTCCTAGATAACCTGCTGCTCCCGGTTTTAGTTCAATAATAATCCTACGATTTAATTCTTCTTCGAGTGCTTCAGCAAATCTGCGATTAAGATTGTCTACCAATCCACCTATGCCAAAAGGTATAACAATTTTTACGGGTTTCTGCTGTGCCTGTGCCGTGAGTGTAAACAACAATAACACTACAGCCATTATTCTATTAAACATATTGATTCCTCATATTTTCCATCTGTGGGTAACTGTGTTCTATATTCTGTGATACGTATACAATCAAATCCCAGAGTCTTGCGAAATATCTCCAACAGTTGTTCCTTGACTTCTGAAGATAGCGGCTGGTCCGTAACTAGTTTGTATTCAATGTCCTCTAGACTGTGTTGTATGATCTGCCATTGATTAATTTTAACAATCTTTGCGGCTGAGTATTGTCCTGCCATAGGCCAATATCTGTCACCATTTGCCCTACGGAATAATCCGCGTTCACGACCCACAATCTGTTTCAGCGTGGGCATATTGCGGCCGCAGGGGCAGGCTCCTCCCACTTCGGCATAATCTCCTATGTCATAGCGTATCAAAGGATTCATTGTATTGTAAAAATCTGTAACCACAACACGACCCACCTCCCCTTGTTTACAGGGCAGACCTGCTTCATTTAATACTTCTACTATTAGTGTTTCGGCCATTGTGTGCTGTAGACCTGTGCCCGGACATTCAAGGCTAATACAATTTACTTCGTTGCTGGAATATATATCTTCTATATCTAGGCCAGTGATTTTTTTAACTCTTTGTCTTAGATCAGGTTGTAGTGTTTCCCCTACATTTTTAATATGTTTGAGGTTGAGTGTATAACCTTCTGTTTCCCAAATTGAACACAAGACATTTAATACACCCGCGTGTACACTCAGCATATCTGGATTAAACTTTTTCAGGTATTCATTCTGTTCTCGCACAGGAATGTTTAAGGGAATGCCCACAGCCGGTCCTGTTTCATACAAGTGGCTAATATGGCCTCCCCAGTTGGGCGCTTCTTCATATTCTCTGTTGTTGGCACGTATGCTGGCCAATCTATACTTGTAGTCGTGTTTCCACCAGCGGTGTTCTCGAGCAGCAATAGCACCAAAGAACAATTGATTCATTTGTGTCTTGTAGATGGTAACAGGTTCGCCTGTTCGACCACTGGTCTGTGCTTTGAGTATAGGTGCGTGACTGGGCGGTACTGCTAGACTGTTAAAAGAATACCCTGCTTGTTGTATATCTCGTTTGGTTATGGGAGTAAGTCTCTTGAGACCTTCTAGTGTGCTAACATCTTTAGCAGTAAGAGTTTGATCTGCTAATCTTTTTTTAAAATGAGGATTGTATTGACTGTGATGATCTACAATACGAGCCAAACAAGCGGTCTGTCTACTCTCTATTTGTTCCGGTGTATGCCATTCTGATTCTTCTAATTTTTTAATTAATTCTTCTAGTGTTATCATCGTATGAATGTTAATATTGGACAGGTTTCTGCTATTTCATATGTGCCCACATCAACAAAACGGCTGCCTGCGGGTGCTATATCTAATATTTCTCGCCTGGTAGGAAACCAACTTGTGGAAGTGCTGGTACGATAAGCATCTATAGAACTGGTATTCTTCCAGGGTAACTGGCCAGGATCAGGGAACAAATCATCAAACAACTCTGCTATCTTGGTCACAGGAAATACACTTCCGTCCCTGTCGGCAATCAGCATATTGAGCAATCTGCGAAAAGCAGTAAAACTCATAGTACCTGCTTTGGCCTCTGCCAGTATCTGTTCTCGAGTAACAGGTATATCAGGGCGTGTCCACACACGGGCAGCAAACACACCCCCGTGTTTGAGCCACTGTAAACTACGATTGAACAACTGCTCAACTTCTACAGGATATGCCAGCATATTCACACTACCATCTCCTATAATAGCATCAAATGTGCCTGCAGGTAAATCTACAGTAAGCCAATTATCCTGTTGTACCTGTTTAGTTGCTGTGTTACCGGGCCATACTCGCTCGATCATTTCCGGACTATAGTCTACCGCAGTGATATGTTCATAGGCCGCGTGTATTTTAGCCGTTACACCTAGCAATAGGATATGTCCACTGGTAGGTGCTAGACTGATAAACTGGTCTATGATTTCTTGATTTGGATTTAAGGGAGGGCCGCTCTGGTTATATGTTAAACTACGAGCGGCCCAGTGTGTTGTATTCGACAAGATAGCCTCCTGTCGATATTTAATTATATATTACCAACTCCAGTCCATAATATGAACAGGACTATCGCAGGACAGCAACCAACGGTTTATATCAACTTTGGTCAATGTGGCGATACAAGGAATTTGAGTGTAGTTAGGGTGACGCACACTCCAACCTTCCCCGCTGTCATACTGGTTACCTATCATATACTCTGCTGGGTTGGCAGGCATAATTGTAACACTATTGTTTTCTGGCCAGAACATCAATGACTTAAAACCTTTATCTTTCATAAAATGAATTCGAGTACCTATTTCAAAAGGCACACTACTGTTTGTGGGCACATAAATGTATACGCTTACACCCCAAGCCCAATTTTCAGCAACCCAACGAGTCATCCTGCCTGCATCATCTAGGTTGAGATAATAGTCATCGGTATTGTAAATTCGCGGACTGTCATAACCCTGCGGATATCCAGGTTTGTAGGCAGTTTTTTGTACGCTACCATCTTCAAATCCTAAAGAATACAGATTTTCAATTCTTCCGTTAGTTTCTCCAGATCTAATCGATACTGAAGTATTGCTAACTGTTGAATTAGCAGCAGTGAAACTTGATGTTGTAGACACGGTCAAACTGGTAGCAGTTGTCCAAAATATAGCCATAGTTTGAACAGTGGCTGTTGAGGTTGTTACATTCCAATTAACTGCTCGATAATGGAATCTTCCAATGTGGTCATCGCTAGCACCCGTGCCGTCTGTGGGGAAATTCAGGCCGAATCCGACATCATCGCTTCCTTGATAACTGTTGCCAGCAAGATAAAATCTATCGCCCTGTACAGATAAAATTTGATAACCGTTGTTCCAGTTAGAATCTTCGTCAGCAGTGGTTCCAGCGTCTCTTTGCCATATGGTATTACCGTGAGTATCAAATTTAACGATTAAGAAATCGTCGCCGGTGTTATTACCCATATAATCGTATTCAGCAGCAACATAAACATTATTGTCGCTGTCAACTTTTACACAGGCATTCCACATATCCAAAGGATCCCCTCGAGCAATCCATTTTTGCCATAGAACAGTACCAGAACTGTTTACCTTGGTAATAATTTTATCGTGGCAGACTATGATATTATCTTGACTGTCAACTACCACACCGGTATAACCGTTATCGAAATCATTAAAGTTTACCGGATCAAAGTTCTTGGCCCATATCAAGTTACCCGAACTGTCCACCTTGACCAATATACCTCTGGTTCGATAGTTTAGAACAGAAAGATCATATGTGTTACCGGCTATGTAAATATTGCCATTGCTGTCAGTGTCTACTGCTTGGGCGTTATCCCAGGCAGTATCACCAAATAGTCTATTCCAGGTTGGGGTCCAAATAAATGATTGCTGTTCTTCGTGTCGTACATACCAAGTACCTGTTGTACCAAAATTTACACTGCTGCCAGAATACAATTTAATTGTGCTGGTATTAAACGTTCCTGTAAACGCAAAATCAGTAACTTCTCCGCTTCCGCCAACTGCGGTAACAGTAACAGTAGCACTGGTTAAACCTCCGTAGTCTCCGGGATTGATGTACACAGTATCATTTACAGCATAGCCCGATCCTTGTTGTTGTAACCAGAAACCAACATGATCTTGATAACTTGGAAAATAGACATCACTGCCCTTCATACGCCACACCGTACTCAACAGCAAGTTTGATCCTGACGCAATATTTGTGCCGGTAACACCGATAAATTGTGCTCCACCTGTGCTCAATCCGGTGATAGATGCGGCTGTTACACTACCAGTGGTTACTGCAGTAATAGTGATAGTGGCATCATTTACTGTGTCAGCACCGCCCAACGCACTGCCTAACACCAAAATCTTGTTTCTTACAAAGTAGTTTGAACCACCTGCGGTAACGGCATCAAGTGTGTATCCACCTGCTCCGTCACTGCTGACCGTAAATGTAGCACCGGTGCCAGTACTGGCAATTCCAAATGTAGGAATGTTATTATATTGATTTACCCCAGTGATATACAGTTTGTTTACAATATTTGTTCCTGTTATGTACCAATTATAATAAGGAACCGGATACTCACCTGCTGGGAATACTGTAGCATCAACGAACGCAATATCTTGTGTGCTACCTGTTTGTGTAGTAACAGCATATACAGTTAAATTACCAGTTTTACTGCCTATTACAATAGGATCACCTGAATTTGTCAGTGCGATATCATAAACATATAGATAGCCGTAGTCACTACCATCTGCAATATTGTCATCTCTAATAGTAACAACATCGCCGATGAGAGCACCAGTTGTGGGGTTCATTTTAATAACCGCAACTGTATCATCATATTCAGGACCCGGAGTATTCTTCCACCACTGTGCTGTTAAGACCAGTTGATCTGTGGCAGTATTGTAGATACCGCTAATTCCAGCACCTTCATAGCCATCTGCCCAGGTTATTTCTTTTGCCCAAACAATATCACCATTGACATCAACTTTAACCACATGACCTCGGCCGGTTCCATGATCATATTCAGTATCGCCACCTAGATAATAAGCACCGCCGTTTGGATCTGCAACCACTGATTCAAACCACCAATCTTGACCACTCGGTGGTGTGTCGTTAGGCACCGGGCCGTGTAGTAAAAAACCGCCAACAACATCTCTAGGCTTAACATAGGCACTGGAATATTCCAAGTTAGACCAATTCAAGGTACCGTCACCGTGCTTGACTTTGCCAGTGTCGGTTTCTAAACCTGGTTCACCTGCGGCTAGGATGGGATTGTTTGTGGTCCAGTTGGCCGCTGTATCTCTGCGTAGTTTAATTCTTGTTGTCATTTTATGCTCCGCCACCGTCTATGGTGTTATCTATTAGTTCGTTGTATACCGTATCAGAGTATCCTCCCTCTGCTACTGAATTTGCCTGCCCGTGTACTACGGGCCACGCTGTGCTCCATCTATCCCCGACCCAAACGTAAACTGTTCCGTTATTAGGGATGTATTCCTGACCTAGTGTGGGATTTTTTGGAAATGTAATTGCTGTCATATGTGTATTTACCCTATTATAGTCCGAATCTTGCTCGCTCGGCATTGTAATTTTGTAGCACTCCTGCGGCGTCTAAAGCTGTTTCGTAGATGCGTACAACTGCTAGTCTACCTCCCCACCACTCGGCATTGTCCCATCGACCCATTAGTCTAATGCCGTTACCGCCTCTTGAAGAAGGCGGCGAACCAGGTGTATTGGAAGTTACTACTTGCCCATTAACATACAATTTAATAGTAGTTCCGTCCCAGGAACCCGCAATATGATACCAGTTGCCCGCTGTAAGAGTATATCCCGGAGGAGTAGCAGCCCACCCACCACCGGGGAAATAACCTGCCTGTAGATTAGGGCTAGTATCTTGAGTATTACCTAGGGTAAAGTTTATAGGATTACCGAAGTACAATTCCGTAAGGATACATGGACTATTACCGGTGTTAGTGCCAGTGTAATAATGCCAAACTTCCGCTGTCCAATTAGTTAAATCGTTAGCAAGACTACTGCCATCAGCATACTGACTGCTAGTAGGATCAAAGGTAAGGTATCCGCCATTGTCAGCAGAATATGTAGGACCGTTGTTTAAGGTAAATGCGTTAGCAGCCACTAGATCAGTCCAAGTAGTTCCCGAACCTGGATAACTAGTGGGATTACCGGCATCTAGATGTAATCGTAGTCCAGCAGTAACCACAATATATGGATTAGCATCTAGAACTATGCCCGGACCTAGGCTAAATCCTGAATTTAATATTAGACTCATAGTCCATACCTTGTTTTAGTTCTGTTAAACTCACTGGTAACTTCTTGCTGTGTAAGTGCTCGGCTATAGGCTATGGCACCGCCAATGTATCCATGTAAAGGGTAACTATCTCCAGGAGCACTGCCTATCCTAAATGGTAAAACGCTGTCGGCCCAATTGTAACTGGTAATAATGGTTGTTCCTATTTGATTACCGTTAACATAAAGTCTCGATTGTCCGGCATTGCCATCGGCTACAAATGTTATATAAGCCCACGTGCTAAAATAAGCATTGTAGGGTTGGTTTATATCAAAACTGCTACTGGTATTCAGTACTCTTGCTTCTGTTATATTATTAGATCCGCCCGACAGCATTAAAAAATAAAAATGGAAATTGCCATCTCGCCAACCGGCAACGTGTTGATAATCAAGAGTTTGAGTAATGTTAGCCCATACGCTTAATGTGGCGTTAGGTGTTGTATTATCTGCTATACCCCAACCTGACTCACTGCCCACTATATCAATGTAGTTAGCACCTACACCACTAAACCCAAAGTAACCACCTATTGAATCAGTGTAGTAAGGAACTGTGCCATGTAGTGTAGCGTGTCTATTATTACCAGATATGTCTAACCAAGTAGTACCTGATGTATAGGTGCTAGCATCTAATTCAAATAGAATAGGCAATCGCACAGGTGCTACATACTGAGTATTATTTCCTCTCAACGTAATACCGTTTCTAACTGTTTGTGCTCTTCGTATGGTTATTGACATATATTAAAGAGTTGTATAACCCCAGTAGGCTGTTTGCGTTGATCCGCTGTTGTTTGTAATGCCAAAGCTAAACACGTTAGAAATAGTTCCGGTGTAACCAGTAGCTGAGCTGATAACGCCCGCTGTTCCAATAATTTGATTGGGTATAGAAGTTAATACCAAGGCATTTCCCGCGGCATAATACCACCCATATTGGCTTCCTATTGCCGGAACATTTGTGTTTGAAACATTTACTGTAGCATTCCATTCAACAATACCATAGTCACATGTTCCGCTAACCCACATTTGGTAGTTGCCGTTGGGGGGCACAGTGATACTAACTGTGTTAGCACCTGTAGCCAAAATCCAACTACCTGTTGTTCTATTAACAACTGCCGGGGCACCTGTTATATTACTGTAGGCAACAGTTCCGGTATAGGCTGTGGTCTGTACTGTGGCATCTGGAAACTTCAATGACTTGCCGCTGGCTATCTCTAAACCTGTTGGAACAAACTTAGCAATTTGACCATTACCGGCATACACAGTGACTTCATTTTCTATCACAGCGTAACCGTCCCGTCCATTGCGGTATACAGTGATGTCTGAATCTGTTGTCCATATTCTCGATTCGAGCGAACCGACGCTACCGTAACTGCTGATAGTTAGATCATTGTTAGGAAATGTCAGTGTGCCATTTGACGCCAACGAAACTACTGCTGTGCTAGATGTAAGTTGGAATACTGGGCCACCTGCTCCGCCACCTAGTACGCTGGCACCGTTGCGTACAATATCGCCTCCGGTTGGTAATATCAATGTACCAGTTGAATCAAACGTCCAAGTCTTGTCAGCGGCCTTGATATCAAGTTCAAGATATTGACTTATGGTATAGACAAGATCTGGACTTGTTGGATTATGTCCACCACTGTTGAATTCTGATCCATCTGGTAATGGCGTATTGCCACTGCCTATTCTTATGATCAGATTATCGCCGTTGTCTTGTACTCCAGTGATCTGTTTCCAACCTACTAAACCAGGACCTTTGATATACCAAGCGCCGCCTATGGTTGCGATTGATCGCAATATAGGATTGTCAGTATAATAAAAGGCTCCTGCCTGTGGTAGATAGTTGAAAACTGCGTTAGTAGCAGTAAAGCAGTAGCCCTTTAGAGTGTTTTCGGGAAGTACAGTACTACCATCATGAGCAAAGATCCAGTTATTGCGACTGTTAAACGCACCTGTAGATACAACCACCGAACCGGTTGATGCGTTTTCTGGACTGTTAACTCTCACAGCGGCCCATTTTCTTGTTGGCATTGTACCATCCGCAAACCAATATTGATTGATTCCTGAGGTGTTACCTTGTACACTAGTACCATATTGTGTTCCACTACTAACTGATATTCCATTGTTGTAAAAGGTTGTACCTTCAGGGAATAACAGTTGTCCTGGCAATGTTAGATCACCATCTGTGCCAAAATTCCAAGTGTTAAATGTTGACCCGGCATCTGGGCTTGTTGCGACACGCACATCTTGATCTTGGGCAAGTATTGCATTATATCCAGCATTGTTAGCTAATACTGCTTGACTACCCGAAGGTGCCTTAACTATTACTGCCGCCACACCATCACTAGTAATAACTCCGCCTTGAGGCAATGTTAAGTTACCATCTGTGCCAAACTGCCAAGTGTTGAATACTGTTCCAGAATTGTTCACACTGGTCTGTACATAGGCACCGTCACCTTGAACGAAGAATTGTTGATAACCTGTACCACCGTTGGTTACTCCTGCTCCTTCGCCTGGAGCACCAAAAATAAATCCACCAGCTACTCCAGACCCACCTGGTAATGTTAGTGTACCATCTGCGCCAAACACCCAAGTACTTGTGTTAGTTCCTGTGCTGGCTATAACTGTAACATCTGTGCCTGTGCCGCCGCCTTTGATGATAGGTGTTGCAGCAGGTAGTGTTAGTACACCGTCTGTACCAAATGTCCAAGTGCTGGTTGTGGCTGTTGTGGCAGTTTCAATGTAGACATTAGGATCACTACTATTACCTAAAATTGTACTGGCTGTGCTGAGTGTTAGAACACCATCCTGTCCGTATACCCAGTTATTACGAGCGTTCATCGCACCGGTTGATACAACTACTGATCCTGTCGACGCATCTTCAGGAGCATTAACTCTTATTGCCGCCCAGTGTCTTGTTGGGTATGTGCCGGGACCAAACCATTGTAAGTTAATTCCGCTGTCGTTACCTGCTGAGGAAATAGCATACTGTGTGCCACTGGTTACTGATATTCCATGATTGTAAATGGCTGTGCCATCTGTTGAACCAAAGTATAAGTTACCGTCAGGTAGTAATGTTGACCCATCTGTACCAAAGGTCCAGGTGCTGGTTGTTGTAGCAGTTGAGTAAGTTCCAATAACTATGGTACCACTGTGATCTACTTTAACATACTGGCTATCATTGCCCAGGTATAGATCAGTATCATTACCATTTGCAGTTAGATGTATATGATTACCATCAGCAACTGTAGGATAAATTACTAGGGCTTGTCCAGTGCTTGCATTTGCCGGAGCAATAGACAACCATCCGCCACCTGGGCCATCGTTGTCAAAAATAGTTGCACCGTTTGGTAATGTCAATACACCATTCGATGCTAAACTTACTACCGATGTGCTTGATGTTAGTTGCCAACCGTTAGCAGTTCCGCCACCTCCTCCGCTGGTCTCAACCACAGTCATTCTGCCAGCAAGTTGATCTAATCCTTCGCCAAAGGTGGATACTATTACTGAAAGGCTATTTGACCAATCTAGAGGATTTGCCGGTATGTATGTACTGTTATTATTTGTAACCTCACTACCATTAACCAATAAAATACCATCATTATTGATCGACAATGTGCTACCATTCATATTGATAGTTGACCCATCAATAGTGATGTTGCCTAGGTATGTTTCTGGATCAGGGACGGCCGAAGGACTAGCGTCAACCCATTGTCCACTGTAGGCAATATAAATTCTACCTTCCCTAGAGTTAAACCATTGTGATCCCGGTGTGGTTGCGTCCGGAGCAGTGTCACTTATAATCACACTACCCAGTACAACATCAGTGTTTCCCTGAACAGTTAGTGTACCCGATGTACTAACTGTGATAATGGGGTTGCCGTCAACTGTAATATAATTGTTTTGGCTAACTCCTAGAGCCACCCCGCCAATGTAGATAGTGCCTGTACCCACATATAGACTATGCCATTGACTGCTGGTACTGCCTAGATCGTATTTTAAATTTTCTGCTGGTATAAGATTATGCGACACAATGTTGCCGGCAACTCCAATACCGCCAGCAACGGTCAATGCACCTGTAGTAGTACTGGTACTATTTGTGCCCGCAGCATTAAAGGTAGCCACAACATGTTTTTCCAGCGTACCTCCAGTATGTATTTTAACTGTAGTACCTGAACTGTCTGTACCCACAGTGAGATTATTACCAGAAGCATATAAGTATCCGTCTCTGCCTCCGGATATGGTCCATCTGTTAGAACTAAAATTGCTACCGTTAATACCAAGATCTATATAATCAGTAGAGTCATTACCGCTATCTGCAGTGGCCACAAAGTCTGTACTAGCACTAGTTCCTGTGCTTTGATTTTGTGCCTGTATCTGACTATAACCATCAACTTCAGAGGTAAACACCGACAATGGATTGATCGCTATCCAAGAAGGTATAACACCAAAAAATCCTGTTCTGGCATATAGATTACGCCAATGAGAGGAGGTAGATCCTAGATCATGAATATATGATATATTTGGGTTAACAGAAGTGTTGATTTTGGTAAGATCAATTTCATCACCTAGATTCCTGATTAAAAACTGTCCGGTCATGCCAGGATGATACTCACAGGCATAGTATAATATATCTGCAGCATTTTCCGGAACTGTAAATGTCAGTGTGCCAACCTCAACACCATTGTTAATGATTCCATCTGTATAAACAGAATTTATGTCAAAAGCACCCGGAGTGGTTTGAATCCAAAATGGATGACCTGGTAAGTTTGCTTCAAAATAATAAGTCAGCCCTCGAATTAATACAATATCAGGACTGTCCGGTGTTCCATTAAACACATATTTTAAACCGTCTTGACTTTCAGTTACTACAAAAGTTCTACCTACTAGACTGCTTAATACCGAAAGACCATTGCGCTCAATGTCTCCACCCGCAGGAATAACCAATTTGCCATCTGGATTAAAGATCCACTCCTTTTCATTTGACCGTACTGTTAATCTAGATTTTACATCCTGAAACTCTAGTTGCCCGCCGCCCTGAAAGGTGCCAGTAAACGCATAAGATGCTTGATTTACCAGGGGCCAAGTATTATCTAGAATAAACTGATAGAGCACTCTACTGGACGTGGTCTGTGTGTTTATGGCTAATACTTTTGATGTGCCTACTCCGTTACTGATGTATATGGGCCCTACCATTCCTGCATGATGCTGGCATTGATAGTACAGAACATCCGGAGCATTTAGAGGTACAGTAAAAGTAATAATTCCATCACCGGTACCTTGATTTGTAACACCAAGACTGTAAACATCTGCAGGATTATATCCTGCACCTGTGGTCTGTATATAAACAGGATGGGGAGGAGCAAATACATTCAAATAGTAGGTATTTCCCCTCTGCAGATACAGTGGTTTATTCACTGTTCCATCTACAAGATAATTCAAAAAGCCAGGCTGTTTGATTACGGTATAACTAGTAGCATTTGGATCGGGCTGATCTATTCCTGCACCACTAGCATACCAGTTGACACGAATATTAGTCATAGCAGGGTGAACATCGAGGAATTGACTAATAACGTTAGATCTGCCAGTAGTACCTGTATTGGTAAATGTTTCGGCGTTGGATAGACCAAGATAAGGCGTATACCCTGTTCCGTTAACTGGAACGGACAGCGCAGCGTCTTCGTATAGATTTATTGTATTAGGATCTATTACTTGAACATAGTGATATTTGTTGTTGAGCTCTACAGTGGTTCCGATGCCTGTAATCTTTACTAGATCAGAATTACTTAGGTTATGCAATCCAACAGTGTGTACCATTACCGGAGAATCCAGCATGATATCATTAATATAAATTATTGTAGCAGTGGTTGCAGAACTAACGTAGGATTGAAGTATTCCACTGGGCGGAAAATGTAAACTTCCTTGAGCATCTAAATGTACTTGAGCAGAACCGTTGATTAAAGAACTGGTAGACGCAAATCCACTCTGAAATGGTGTGCCGTTAATTGTGATATTTCCGCTACCGTTAATGGTTAACGCATTGCCATTAATAGTAACACCATCTGGACCCACATACAACTTGTCCCATTGTTTGCTGGCACTGCCTAGATTGTGTGTTTGGTCATTATCTGGAACAAGATTGCTAGGAATTGCCAACAGATCAAAATTTGTACCTGTGGCTATCGTGGCCAATTCCGCAAAGTTAGCATTAACTTTACTAAATGCTGTGCGAATACTGTCGCCGTTGCCCGAATTAGGGCCAGTTCCTGTGTTAATGACTTGAATGGTCATGGTTAAATTCCTGCAAGTTTGCGTATTGCTTCTAATTCTACATTAGGTTCTGCTTCTGGTTGTTCTTTTGCTGCCAACTGATCATATTGATCCATGGTCAGCACACCCTGGTTTTTCATTTCAACTAACTTGGAAATAAGATCGTGTAATTCAGTGTCGGATTTGATTTCTTCTCGAGCCAATTCTAGAATTTTAGTTAATAAAGGGACATCCATGGTCACAGTGTCTACGGGATCTTGTGTTTCTTTAAGTTTTGGCTTGGCTGGGTTTACCAGGCTGGAATGTATAATAGTAGAATAAGTCATATGACTATTTAGTTGCTCTTTTATAGTTTTAATCTTATAATATTCAGTACAACTATTCGAATAAATATTGTTATAATATGGCCGCACTAATGTTGAACGCCGACGGAGCACCTATTTCATATTTGCCTCTCTCCATCATTACTTGGGAAGAATCCATTAAGTACCTAGTTTTAGAAAAAGCCAGTGTACTTGAATTCTATGAAGATTGGATAGTTCGCAGTGCCAATTGGAGCACACACGTTCCAGCAGTAATGATCCTAAAAGACTACGAAAAAAGAAAAACCACTGTGAGATTTTCCAAACAGAATGTTTTTTTGCGGGACGGGTATGTATGCCAATACTGCGGAGTTCAACTGAATAAAAAGACCGCAACTCTAGATCACGTGCTACCAATTAGCCACGGCGGGAAATCCAACTTTGAAAACTGCACTACCAGTTGCGGACCTTGTAATGCTGTTAAAGGGAACAATCAGAAAATTGTTCCTGCAGTAAAACCCAACAAACCTAGTTATTTTACACTGGTTGAAAAGAGAAAGAAACTAAAATGGGAAATAGCCCATTCAAGTTGGGCAAACTATTTAGATTAGTCTATTTTTCTCTATATACAATGCGACCTTTGGACAGATCGTAGGGACTCATTTCTACTTTAACTCGATCTCCAGCAAGAATTTGAATTTTATTCTGCCGCATCTTTCCGCTTATATGGCCTAATATAATTGAGCCTTGTTCTAGTTTAATTCTAAACATCGCATTAGGAAGAACTTCTTGTATACTTCCATCCATTGAAATTACATCATCTTTAGCCACGGTTTAAATATTTTTCCTTTAATTTAGTAAATTTTTACTTATGCGTTAAATTTTATCACCTGCAGTAAAACCACGAAAACGTTCGAATCGAGGAAATCGAAGACTGTAAGCCTCATCGCTGTCTTGATTCTTAGTTACACAATCTGCTTTAATTTCGACAATTTGTCCAATTACAGACTGTCTATCTTTCCAAATTTCATCTCGTTGCTCATCAGAGAGTCCTGAGCCCACATTTACTCGAATAGTTCTACCTTGATCAATTCCTTCACAGATCAATGCACCCAATTTACCTTGATTCTTGCCTGTGCCTTCTTCAACTGCAACCACAGCAAGATCCACAGTGATCACAGGTTTGATCTTGAGCCAACTGTGACTGCGTTTGCATTCATATTTGGCATCGAGGTCTTTTAGCATGATGCCTTCGAACCCATTATCGATAGCCCATTGGTTGTATTCTTTAAATTCCACTTGGCCTACAAAGGTATCTAGATTCACTTCCTTTTGAGGAATAATGTCAACATTACCCAATTTATCAAAGACTGCATTTAGTGATCGTAGTAGATTGCTACGACGTCGCTGACCCAAAGTACTTCGTCCCGCTTGAAACTCTGATAGGGGAATAATATCAAACAGCATGAGTCTGGCATCTTCTGCCTGCACATTGTCTTTACGATGTACCTGTTTCATTAAGGCCTGAAAACTAGATGAAACCATTTCCCCATCAAGAACTACACTTCGATCAAACATTGTGATATTTTGTTCAATAGCCTGAGTAATGTGCCCAAAGTTCTCTAGAACTTTTCCGTTACGGGTGTATTGTGTAACTGTTTTACTCTCTGCATCAATCACTGTTAGAACTCTAACCCCATCTAACTTAGGCTCAATCAATTTTTTCCCGACAACTTTCTTTTCGTGATTGGCACCATCATGAGACAGCATACATTCGAATACTGGAACAGCATCTTTAACAATTTTGTTAATGGTCTTTTCACTTACACCACAACGTAGATCTTTGATAAGAATCCTTCGATACCAATCGTTCCATTGTGTTTTAGTACTGGCGCTGAGTGCTAATTCAATAGCGGCTCGAGCATCATCTCCAGTAAGTTGGCGTGTACTCAAAAGATGAGTAAGTTCTTTGAACGCAGCCCAAGGCAAGCCTTGTCCATCCGGGCCACCATGAGTAGGTACTTTCTTTACACCAAATGTAATATAGGGACTGAGAGCCAGTTTGAATCCTTCAAACAGTTCTTGATTATCTCGTTGTGCCTCTATAATGGCTTCTTTGTTAAGACGGCTAGGGTGATCTTCTAGACTACGAATTACTCGATCACAGGAGTCAATCATGAATTATTTCCAAATAGTTATAGTAACTATACGATTATAACACAGTTATCAATAAAGGTCAATCAGATAAAATAATATCTACCGCTCGGTCAAGAGTGATATAATCTTTTTCAGTAAAATGTGGATAACGTTCCAGAATACGTTCAGTTCCGACATATCCAAAAGATTTGTATTTGACTTTACAGGTATAACCGGATAACTTTTCCGACATTGTTTTTAGAGACATTTTTTCGGCTTGATAATTTAACAAATCAAATCTTGATTCCGGAAGATTTACTTCGGTAACCCTACTACCGATATTAATTATAGTTTTTTCTAAATCAGCCCATCGATTGAAAAAATCGATAAGCATGTAAGTTTGGCCAAATCCATTATAAGCACAATTGATAAATGTATCGAAATCTATTGATTCATTTAAAATTTGTTTTCGACTCACGGGATTATTGATATCATATCCATTTGATCTAGAAAATCCCTTACACTCAACTCCTTGATTCGATAGATGCTCGAATAGTGATTTACCGATTCCATAAGTATGACCGGTTATTGCTACCCTTTTCATATTGAAAAACTGGATTCGAAAATGTTTACAGAACGATTTTTCATTTATAAAATTATAATAAATATATTTAACTATAAAACTAGATTAAAGTAGTTAAAAAGATTTAATAAAGACAAAACAAGATATGAATTAATTAAAAAGTTCAAAATATGAAACCATGGCTTAGAGAAGATACCAAAGATTGGATCAACCAAGTAGAGCATCGCATTGAGGATATAGATTACTATCTCAAACGCACTATAGAATGGTGTGAGATCAATGAAGTTTACCAAGACGAGCAGGTGTTTATGTGTAGTTTTTTAACCTGTATTTGGGTATGTAGAATGCGTAATGAGCAAGTTTCATATAATGAACTGCTGGAAATATTGGGACTAGAAAGTCATACTATTCCAAACGCTGATAAATTATATGACCTAGGTCCTATGTTTGAAAATCTAGATCACGAAGAAATACTCAACTTAGCAGTCAATCACTTTCCGAAATTTTAATTACTTGCCGTCGTAGTCCTTAACCGGACCGCCATGTATTTCGCTTTTGGCCTTTTTACCTTTAAGACGAACACCGCTACCTTTTCGACCTTGCTGACCAGTACCGGCTGTATGATCAGTGTCATGTGCTCTTAGGCCCAAACTCACGCACTGAGAATATCTCACATTGCTTAACCGTTTGACAGCACACTGACTCTTAGTGGGATTTGCTATCTTCTTTTCTAGAATAAATTCAATGGCACGCATGTGATTATTTACCAATTAAATCTGCAAGATTAACCGTTTCCTGTTTAACCACTTGTAGGGCATTTTGATCAAAAGCAATGTAACTCATCTGACCGGGATCTTCTATTTGATTTACATATCTAAATCCTTCAATACCGCAGTTTCTTAGAATATTAATAAATTCATCAATAAATTTCTGAGCATTGGGTATCAGTCGAGCTTTGATTCTAAGACTGATATCAGTTAATTGTTCGGCTCCGCCGCAGGAGTTAATCCTAGGATCCTTTTTTAATTCCGGAATCCATTTAACTAACTTTTTAAAATCGCCGGGAGGATCACCTAAATTGGGATAATCTGTCACAAGAGCAGTTTTGCTGGTATCCAAATTTACTGTGTAAATGTAAGCACGAGTTTTGGACTGCCAGTCGGGCTCATTGGTATGCACTTGCACCAGTCTATCTAATGCAGCCTGACGACTACCCAAATGTGTGAAAGGTCTAAATTTCTTAATATTGGGGCTAAAACTGCCATGAAAAGCAGATCCGCTTATGTCTTCAGTTAATAGATCACAGATTTTCATACGATTATTTATCGTAGAAAATGTGTGCTCCGGTTCTGGTTACTCGATTCAACCTCCAGCCTGGGTTAACATAGTAAGCATGATAATGAAAACTAGTCGAATACTTTTTCTTCCATTCCTCATAGCCATCAGTTATCACTTTCTTAGCCACACGCTGGCTAGCAATCCATCTAGGATTATCATCATCTGGTACCTTAACTGCTTCGCAAGTCCAGGAAAACTGGCAAACAGTCCAGGTTTTGTTAACTTCTTTGGTTTTATTTTTAGATATCTTAACCGTTTTAACTGCGGAAAAAGAACTACGCTGATAAACTACATCGCACAATGTTTTAGGATAAGACCTGTTATTCAATCTATTTAAAGTAACAATACCCACAGCAGCCATACCTTCTTCGGGTTCATTGGCTGCTTCGTGGTAAATGTTACGGGATAAGCAATAAAAATCTTTAGATGTTATAGGTGCGGGAGTAGCAGTTGCTTTTCGAATAATGGATTCTAATGCATCTGCTCCGGCGCCCATAACTCTGCCAAAAAACCCGGGTTTTTTCTCCGGTTGAACTTGCTCTGCAACTGTGTCAATACCGGAATCAGTCTTTTCTACTATTTCTTGTATAGACTGTTCTGATAAAATCGAATTGTCAAGATTTAACTTTTCTTCTGCAGCCCGCACAGGAACCGCTATTAAACTAAATGCCAATAATAAAACTCCAAATAAGGTTATTTTGGTCATCAAACTCTCCCATATTATTCATAAAACACATGCCTCCCGATTTTAGTCACGGGCTGTTTACCCCATTTGGGGTCAACATAGTCGGCGTGATAAAACAACGACGCTTTTACTGATCTAACACGAACATTCTCTAAAAGTACCTGTTTGGCTACTTCCATTGATTCTACATAGGCTTTTATATTTATAGGTTTTTTAATGATGTCTTTTTCACAATACCAGGAAAATTGACAAACTGATTGAACTTTTTGATATATCACCTGACAAACATCACTAGGAAACTTGCCACTTTTTACCCTATTTAGAGTAACCTGTGCTACAGCAACCTTACCTTCCCAGGGTTCAGATGCTGCTTCGTAGTAGATATTTTTAGTAAGGCAGTCAATATGCTGTGCGTTAAATCTCCGTGAATTAGTTGCAGATCCCTTATCAACCCAAATCTCTCGTTGTTTAATAGTTAGGGCAGGGGAATCAACTGGCTGGATAAGACTAAAAAATAATAAAGTCGCAACCAAAGATCTAATAATTTTTTTCGACATTGTTAATTATCTATATGTAAGTTAAAGTTGTTATTAGGTGCAAAAATAGTCGCAGATGCTAGAAGCAACCGCAAGTTTACATTAAAAACAACAGGAAATCAAGAAAGGCGTGTGGCTTTTATTTGACGCCTATTACCATGTATCTTGTAAATTTCCATTCTGGATAATTAAAATCCAAACTACCCCGGTACATTGTATCGGTTAATGAGTAGTTAGCACAAAAATCATCCAGCGAATCACTACAAAAGTAGTGATCATCGTGTGGCATATTATTGCCCTGTAGGGCCACTACCGTGCCAAGCGGTATATTATCAAACCATTCCTTTGAAGTAAAATGTTCTGTACTAGTATTAATTATAAGATCAACACCGGTAGGGAGTAATTTGTTACAGTCTTCAGTAATGGCCTTGAACTGCCATTCTTTAATAACCCAATTCTCGTTGAGCATATCTGCTACTGATTCGCAGTGAGGGTCAATGTCAATACTGCGTATCTCTTTAATTTCTATTCGATTGCGCGATCGTAACAACAGAGCGGTTACAGCATACCAACCACCGTAGATCCATATTGAATCTATTTTTTCAAATAGGTCTTCTAGTTGTTCGCAAAGCCAAAGTTTGCTGCCCATTTGCCCACTGCTGAAAGCGTCTTTATCTACTGAGATCATAGTTCTTGTATTCGAGATAGAGTTTGATCTGTGGTCTTGTGCCAAACACCTATACCACCGGCTCGATCCCAGTCCATTATATTCTGCAGCCTATCATCAATTAAAATAGAATTACCTGTACACCACTTCGACTTATCTTTACTGTATGGACCAAACCAAACTGGAATGGCTGGATAATAACGATTGGCCCATTCAACTTTGTCATTAAATGCCCAAGGAAAGTCATTGTCTCTAGGCACAGCGGTTAAAAATCTCAACTCATAATTTTTCTTTTGAGATAAGGTAACAGCGGCTTCTACAATTAAATCTGCGTCTTTACATTTTTCCAAATCTCTGTAGAATCTCGGATACTGTAAAAATTTATCCCAATCTTCTTTAGGATATTTGGCTCCTTGATCAACTAGATACCCAGCAAGTTCAAATGCCCTTTTGCTAAAATCGGCTACTACATCATCCATATCTAAAAATATAACAGACATTCGAAAATCCTTGATTAATAAATGAAGGGATCTCTTTCTCGGAGTTCCTTTAACCGTTTTTTATATCTATAATGTCGAATAAGTCTTCCAAACAATAATTCTACTAGAAAATCTTTGGCTTTGATTATGTATTTCACAGTATTACCTCTTGTATGCTTTGACCGATGTTATCAATCCATTGCTATCAAATTCTATAACATCTACAACATTTATAAAACTAATAGTTTGCTGATCTGTAATCTGAATTTTTATCTCTGCCATTGCTGTATTATCTTTTGTAATTAGATTTATTACCTGGATCACAATGCTATCTACCGCAGAAAATAATTTTTCATTATTGGCAATTACTTGAGATTTACCCATACAGGTATTTTCCCAATCTTGTAGGAAAATGTCTTCAGAAAACATGTCAGCCAAAGACACAATGTCTTTGTTTTGAAAATGTTTAAAATAATTGTAAACTTTTAAATCAATCATTGTCTAATATTTTATTTTCAATGATGTATCTATACAACTCTTCTGCCCATATCATGTGTCCTGTCTCATTTGGATGCCAGCCATTATACCCATTTACACCACACATTAAATCAACATAGGTTTTAAATGTGCTATTTTTTTCATCTTTGTTATAGTATCGAGTAGAGTCTACCTCAGACCATATTAAGTTGTAGTCTGGTTTATAATTGTCCCTAACATTATTTTTGCTATCCGTTATTACATAAGATGGATAATTTATTTCATTAAGTTCTTTTGTAACGTTAATATCAGTCCATCTATTAATATCGAGATTTTTTATTCTATAAAAGGAATTAAAACTAAGAAATTTAACTTGTTGCTGTTTACAAAAATTCTGAAAATTGTATACAACGGTTGCATATCGTAACATATACTCTTCAGGATGCCAAAAATTTTTTGAATAAATTTTTATAAAATTACTAGTGACGGACTGATCAGTAGATATAGTATGGGGATTCAATTTAAATTTATAATTATGTTTACCATCATCACTTTTATACCAAAAATCTCTGCGTTCAGGGCTAGTCCATCCTATTACCACAAATATATTCTTTGAAGAATACTTTTTTTTTCTCAAATACAAAATGTACTCTTGAGTTCTTGTTAAGATACTAGTATTATCATCGCCAGGTTCAGCCAAATTTACTACTCGAGTTCTTAATTTTTTTGCCAAAAACGTCGGCCATATTCTAGTTGTTCTATAGTCGTCATTTTCCGCTATAAAATCAATCTCTGTTAAATATTTTATTCTCGGATATTTTTTTAATATTTCTGGATCCACTATTTCACAACCAAAGGTCCAACTGTCACCATTCGCTATCAAGATCGATTCATCTGTCATAATCGTTTTCTTTCATTCGATTTATTATTAGTTCAGCGGTGTATTGGTGAGCTGGGAAATCAGCATGATGACTTCCTATAGTATCTGGATACTGTTTAGACAAATCAAACCAATTGTGATCAATTAAATCCATACTAGGAATCAATGATTTAAATTTAGGGTGATTTGACAAAACTAGACAATTAACACCACTATTTTTTATTTTAGTGTATGCCGATAGTATCAAACCTATGTCATAATCAGTCTTGATACTATTATTTGCCCATATCTCCATGTAATGATTTAAAATAGTTTCTAACTTATATTTAGTCTGGCCATGCATTCGGTGATAATAATCATCGTGAATTTTATTTTTCATTCTGTCCAGATAATCAGCAACCGCAGTTATTTGTTCTGTTAATAATCTAGGGCTGTACTCAGGCTTATCTTTTAAATAAAAATCTAATGGCTCATCATGATGTGGTTGTGGATGTAGGTGAGGAGGATATTGATGATAGTTTAAATTATTCAAATGTATAGTTGTATAATGATCTGAGTTGTTATCAGACAGCCACTCAACTCTATCACAACTGGTAAAACTCAATATTACGCATTTAGGTTTTGGCTTTAGATTACTGGCATATACACCTTGGAGATGAACTGCATAGTTACTAGCACTGCCTCTCGCTAAGGTCAGTAAATTCCAACCAAAATGATCTGCTACTAGCTGACCGTAACGCTGTTTGACCATGTCCACTAATCCTATGCCGACATTAAAACTATCGCCACAAATTACCAGTGTATCAGTTTGTGAATTATTATTCATATACTTGCTTAAATTCAGAAAATAAGTGTTCACCCCATAGTCTGTGACCTTCGATCATGGTATGATGATCTTTAGCCATGGGAACTCCATTTTCTTTACAGAATTCACTCATGACATTTTCAGATTCCTGACAGTTTCTGGTATTAAGTATCTGCGGCTTTTGAACTGCACCGATCTCTGTAGCAAACCTCTCAGAGATATTAAAGCGTTCGTGCTCTGGTAGAGGGACATTACGCCACGGAAGACTGCTAAAGAACAAATATTTTATACTTAAATTTTCCAAAACGTTACTCATAAGCCACATTTCTTGTAAAAACTTAGTGTAGTTATTATGATGAGTATAAATGTCAAGCAGATAATTTTTTTGCCATGCATCCACACGCTTTAGATAGTCTTGTGAAAAATCAGGCCTGAATGGTGGTCGATGTGAACTAACAGGTTGAGTAGCATTTAACATACACCATCCTTCTTTACCATCATTATGGAGATAAACCTCATTTCTATCAACTGTTGTCCATCCTAAAACAACAATCAAATTTTTGTATTTTTCTTTGGGATAGCATCTTAAAAAATCACATGTTGTTCTGACCATACGGGCATTGCTACCAGCACCTTGTGCGTTATTGACATGTTCGATACCTAACTTGTCAGAGAATACGCTCGGCCAGGCTCTTTTCTTCAAGTGATTCCATCGTTGTTCTATAGGAATATCACTTAATTGGGGATCATCCTGAATACCATTACCTGCTGTCCAACTACAGCCATTAGCATAAAGAAAATCAATCATAAAATTTCATCTCCCTATTTTCCATTTGAAATATTTTTTTAAACTCATCCTCTGAATGAGCATTAGAGTAATGAATTCTGTCAACATTGAAGCAATGTTTAAAATCAGTCATTGGATCTAACATATACGCTTCCGGGCGATATATAGTATATTGAGGCCAAATCTCGGATGTGGGTAAATTCGCGATCTCTTGATTCTGCAGATAACTCAATACTATCTGATTATGACTATGTATAATATCTTTGTTTTCGTATTTTTCAAAATAGTACGGTAAATTAATCATACGATCTGCAACCTCACTATTCAAAATCCAAAATACATCATCCAGTCTACTTAAAGAATAAACATCGCTATAAACAGCTCTATCACTGAGATTTATGTTATCTAATTCGTATGCTAAATTTCTATTAGGAGGAAATATAACATCCGGGCGTATCTTAATTACCGCATCATATGTGAAGTTATTTTCTGCTTCGTATTTCTTCTTTAATTCAAAACATCTTGACATTGTATGCCAAACAACATTACCATGTGTCTTGGGATATTCTTTAATGAATTGATGATAGATATCCATTTTCCAAGACTTTGGTGTATAAGCATTCAGAAATTGCTCTAATTTGTCTAAGTCTAAGATTTTTGATTGTCTAGGTACAAAAGGCACATCATTCCATGATGATCTGGCGTATGGCTTTACAGTTTCGTAGTCCCATGTATGAATAAAAAAATCACACCGCGGCCATAAATCAGCGATATATCTGCGTATGTTTTCAACGCAATGAACGCCTGTTCTTATTATACCGCTAAAACAAACTGCAATTCTCACTTTATATTTCTCCTTATTATGGTTACATTGTTATTTTCGAATTGTCTTATTTTAATACCTCTGTCGGTAAGAAATTCTGCATGATGAACTTGCCAATCACTGTTATTTTTTTTGATTCTCGTTCTATAGCAAAACTACAGACGATATCTTGTATATCGCTACTAGATATCCAACATATATCTTCTAGGTAACCATTTGATAATTTATTATGGAAGTCAACCGTATATAAAACATTTTTTTCTACGCCGATATAATTTGTATCTTCTGTTAAAAATCTACCTTCTCCAAAGTCTAAATCAAATCGTAGTCTCATAACAAGATTATATTTACTATTACTGAGATGCTCGTGTCTTATTTTTAATTGATTTACTTCCCATATACTTTGAAACATAGGTATTTGAGCATGACAGCATCCTTCCCTAGATTTAACTCGTTTTTGATGAACAGATTGATAAATATCGAAATTATCAATTCGTATGTCGATGGGATTATATATTTCCACTATCCTTTTAAATTCTAATTCATCTACTTTCCTACGTATCTTACGATCTTCGTGTTCCACAACATGAGGACTCATCGTTTCAATGTCCCAGGTATGAATAAAGATATCAACATTATCACGTAGATTGCCTATATACCTTAACAGAGAATCTGCGTTTTCCACCCCAGATCGAATTTGACCACTAATACAAATAGCAATTCTATCACTCAAAGCCATGATTAGTTATTTCTTCTGAACACAAGATTCTATTTTCATAAAAACATTCTCCTTTCGTATTCGTATATTTCATTGTGGTCGTTCGGCAAGGTCAAATATTCGGCGATCTTTCTAAACACATATGAATCGAAACATAATCGATTATCAACAACTTGTATATTTTTGATAGTTAGCCATTTATAAAGATTCACGTTGTAGCCACATTGCTTGATGTAGGAATCGTTCCAATGACTGCCTAGCATACTCCAAAATTTACCACTATGGTAGTACCGATAAAAATCACAAACAACATTCATTACTCGACTAGACCCAAAGAAAATGGTATCATTTAAGGCAATTTGCCAATATTCTGATGGAAATACACTAGTATTACCATATAAACTTATAGGACCTATTTCCTGTGGAATAAAATCAGAAAATTTTTTATCAGGAGTATGATAGATGTCGTGTCGTGTTCTAACCACAATATCAAACTGCATGTTATTATTTAATTCATACCGAGTTTTTAGCCAATTAGCTATCATAATACTGTAGCTCATATGCACAAAACCCATTGGCTTACGCAGACTAGCAGAGTACTTAGCAGTGAAATGTGGTGGCTGATAATCGTTTGCGTGTTCTGGGTTAAGAATCAGGACTGACTTATCATCAATGATCAAATCTTGATAGCCAATTTTTGATAGCATAGCATTGTGCAAACTCTCAGAATCTTGATTCTCTTGTTTTTTAATGTTATAACTTACATTTTCTTTTGTATAATCACTGCTATTCCATGAATGTCCAAAGAATACAACGTTATGTGTATTACTTTGATAAAAATTCAAAACATTTTCGGCGCATTTATGCCAAGTTCTAGGCTCACCAGATAAGCATACTGCTATGTTATATGATTTCATATGGTTTTAACTCTCCTACTAGATCAGCATAATCCTGTGATCTCATAATTTTAAAATCCTGATGAGATACTGTATTAATAATTCCCATAGATCGAACAAAAGGGTAAAGTGCAGCCTCGGGAGGGGGACAAGGTATGTGTCTAGGAACTACATCATAAGTATCTATATAATATAATGCCCAATAAAATTCAGAAATTTGATCAAAGGTAAAACTGTCAGAAAAATAAAAAGTATCTCCTATCATAAATGACTCTGTACTAGTCATCCAGCTATTGTTGGGACTATATATAGAATTAGGTAATATAGGTGTTGGTAGGATTACAGGTTTTCGAAAAAACAGATCAGTACGAATTCTAAACACAATATCATATTCAAAATTATTTTCAATTTCATGTTGACGTTTTAATCTTGAAGCGTACCATTGGCTATAATATTGACTTCTACACCACCACCCCAGGGGCGTTGTCACATACTTGTTAACAAGACTAGAATCAAAAGCATTGGTCACATTGATATTACGATCATCGTAACAATATTTTTTTGGTTTTAAAGTATCTACAATTCTATTCAATTCATCTTGATCTAATGGTATGTCTTTGGTGTTCTCTTTTGATTTTACTTCCCGAGGAGCCGATGCCGGCAAAGTGTTATAAGTCCAGAAATGAAAAAAGATATCTTTTTCTAATTTAGGAAAAATGTTATCTAACCAATTTTGATAACACTTTTCCCAGATCCTGGGCTGTCCGCTGATGCATAAAGCAATTTTCATAGATTTTTCCATCTAGAGTAAATCCCAGAGAACTCAGGAAATGTTTCTAGAAAATTTGTGCCGCGGCGTCGATCGTGCTCATCAACAAAAGTTATAAAGTTTTTTCTGTTGACATTGGTCCATTCATTTTCCGGAATATCTTTAGCGATGTTATATATTCTTTTTAATTTGTCGGCCTCATGTTCAAAAAATCCTCGATTAGCAGTACCATACCAATTCTTATATTCAAGATTTTTATACATGTGAGTAACTTGATCATAGATCATTCCGATCATTTCTTTTTCCATAATAAAAACCGCTTGATGATTAGGAAATCTGAGATAGGGAATGTCTAGAAGCATGGGAGTTCTGGACTCATTATGTCTACCATACATACGCTTAATTTCTAAAATATCATCAAGGAATTTAGTATAAGAAGTAAGACTTAAAATATTATAGGTACTCATTATGGTAAACTGAATGCTAGGAATTTCTTTAAAAGTTCTATGAATATTCTTTAGCCAAGATTCATAATTCATACCAAATCTAATGTATTCACTTTGTTTACCATGTGCTTCTGCACTGGTAAACAATTTAAAATTCTTAAGTTTCTTTTCTTCTACAATAATCTTTACTTTTTCTAGAAATTTAGAAAACACTTCTTCAGGTGGATTCATATTGGTATTGATACTTACTTCTAGGTTAGGATTAGGATTTTTAATAATGTAATCCAAGACCTTAAAGGTATTTTTGCTGAGTAATGGCTCTCCGCCAGTGATCCTAAAATGCTGCAAACTACTGTACATCTTCGGCCACCAATCCCAGAAAGCATCTACATAGGGATTTTCTTCTCTGTTTGGGATTGGTATCATGTTCTCTTGTTTGATCCACTCTAAATTATTGAATCGATCAGTAGTGGGATATGCTCCAAATTTTTCAATCTCTTCCATCCATTGGCTACTGATGTGAGGAGCACAATAACTACATTTAAAATTACAAACATTACTAAAACTTACTTCTACATAACTGGGATCTGCATTATCATCCCAAGGTTTAGAAACAATATCTTCTACAAAAGGATATGCCCAACGATCTGCGCTCTTGTATACCCGATCGCTATGACTCTCCCCTTGATCTTCTACTCGCCAGCAATAATCACATTCTTCCGGCCGGCTTCCTTCCAACATTAATTTTCTTTGCTGTTTCTTAAATTCCGAGTTGTGAAGTGCAGTAGGATTCCTTTTAATTTCTGAAACAGGCACAACATGAGCCTTGGGGTGATGGCAACTGTGTGTCATACCATTTTGTAGATGCATAGTTACCTGTTTCCATTTTGCCACACAAAACGAGGGACTAACTGTATCTAATTTAGATTTTACCTGAACTAGATGCTGTTGATATTTGTTTTCTTCACTCATCATGAACCTTTTTGTTAAATTGTTTTTCCAACCACACTCGATCATTAATTTTTAGCAGCGAGTTGTGATCATTTATATATTTCTCGGCATATTCTATTGCCTCTTTTGCTCCAAGAACTGCATACTGATCTCGAGAAACAAGCCAGGCTTCCAGTCTATTCTTCTGTTCTAAATTTTCCGGTTGTTGAATGGAATTATGATATAACTTTACACATTCTCTAAATGCACTGCGCCAAGTGGAAAAAGGATCTGTATTAAATTCAGTTACATTACTTATTTCTTCCATGACCTTGATGTCTCGAACTACGGCCGCAAACATATCAAGATCATTCCAAGATCGAAGATTCAATAGGGCCGATTTGGAAAATAATTTAACTCCCCCGTATCCATACACCAGATCATTAATTGGATTTTTTGAACTCCATACATATGAGCAGTCTCGATCGAATATCCCCGGTTGATAATTAAACTCAAAAGAATCAACCAGCCAGGCATCACCATCTACTACATAAAACATATCGGTGTCTGCTAGACCAGCAGCGGCTTTGTGTGCTTGAAATATGCCTCTGATTCCATCTACTCGTTTGGCCCAGGGTGCTTTCTCTAACACACGCGGCCAATTCTTTTCTGCGTTGGGTTCATTATAACTGATAAACACCACATCCAATCTATTGGCCAGCAGGGGTACAACACGACCTGCATCCTTCTCACCCCAGATGATTGACGATGCTGTTTTCTTTGCGGCCCATATTTTCTCATCTCCGGTATACAACTCGTCTAGATACCAAACATGAGTGTAATATCTATCATAATAGGGAATATCATAATCAATGTCCAGTTTTAGATTTTTAAGATCAGTATTATATTCCACAGTTTCTAGAGGATATAACTCTCCTATGTTTTTCCATCCTTGAGGTTTATTGATCAATTTGACTCTAATAGCCCAAATATCCTGTCCCCCAGACAATCTAGAATCTAAGTTCCAAACATGCTCATACTTAAAATCATAATACTGTATATCATAATTAATGGCAAACTCATAGCCCGCAAGATCAGTATTTTCTGTTACCGTATACTGCGGTGATACATAATCAACAATCTTGGTCCCTGTAGGAGTTGCTGTAGCAGACATCTTAACAGCCCAAATCTCATCATCGAGATTTTTAGAATGTTTGGTATCTAACATCCATACATGTTCATAGGCCAGGTCATGCCAGGGTATTGAGTAGTCTAGACCATAATCTAACTGAGGCAGTGTGGAATTATATTCGATCTTGATCTCGGGAGATATGGTACCATACCATTTCCACTCCTTGACTTTTCTGTAGTTAGGCGTGAACTTGAATATATACTGTCGCTCATCGGTGATATGCTGCTGATCTAACTCCCAAGCACACTCCCAGGCCAAATCATAAAAGGCGGGGCAACAGGCATCGATGTCAATGTTAAAATCCGGAAGATGCTCATTGAAAGTAACTGTAACATCGGGAGTTAGATAACCCATATCCTTGGTACCTAGGACCTCTTTACCAGCCCGCTGAGCACTCATTACCCATACTTTATCCTCGAGAGGATTGAATCTAGGATCCATGTACCATATTAACTTGTAATCCATATCCCAAGGATCTGGTTCAAACTTTGAATAGGGATCATCAACAAAGGTCATTAGCCTATCTAGATCCGGATTCTTAGTCCATATAAAGTAGGGCTTTTTAATTTCCTTTACATAAAATCCCAGATCATAATGCCAGTCAGACCTGAACAATTTGGCCACCCACTCGTCTTTATAGGTCCATACTTGACACTGCTCTATATCCGCGTACTGCTCTATATAGAGCTCCAGTTTAGGATCTGACAGATAAGGATTTACCACTAGAACATGTTCATGACCCTGTAGTTGCACCAACTCAAATAGATCCAGATCATACTGGCGGTCATCTCCAGTCCACTCTACTGTTTTGACCAACTCGGGATCTAGTTTAAAAATTTTTCTCTGATTCATGTTATATGCTAATTATCATAGTGTATAATATACACTGATCAAGAGTGAAACTCAATTTATAAACTATTATGCTTATGTCTAAAGACCAAAATAAACGACCCAAACTGGGCATTATACAGAGTAGAGGGCTAGGTGACCTTGTGATAGCCCTGCCCATAGCCAAGTACTACTACGATCAAGGCCATGAAATCTATTGGCCCATATTGGAAGAATTTGTTTCCAGTATGCAGCCCGCGGTACCCTGGGTCAAATGGATCCCTGTACCTTGGGATCCACAGGGCAAGTTCTTTTGGGATGTGCCCACAGAAAGACTGCGTAACTTTAAGGTTACAGAAACACTATGCCTTTATCAAGCACTGACTGGGCATCCGTTTCATGAAGAAATTTATTTTCAACATACTAAATTTGATCAGTACAAGTACATACAGGCCGCTGTACCCTTTCTACACAAATGGCAGTTAGGTGAATGCATTACTAGAAACAGAGATCGTGAGCAGGCGCTGTACAATCAAATGGTCAAGAACCCTAACTATGCGGTTGTACACCTTGAGGGCAGTGATCATAGAGCACAATTCGATACTTCGATCATACCCAAGGACTGGCAGATCATTGAGATCACTGCACAGACTGATTCAATATGGGATTGGCTGACCATCTTGGAAGGTGCACAGAGTCTGATCATGGTGGACAGTGTATACAGCAATATAGTGGATCAGCTGGGCATAGGCGATGACAGATACTTTATACCTAGAAGCCACATAGGACTGACACCTGTGCAAGGGCAACATTGGAATTGGATCAAATAGACTGTATAATATAATTACACATACTACACTATAGGAAACAGTTACACATGAGCCTGCCCAATCCCGAATACCTAGGTCCCCGCTGCCCGCACTGTGCCATGCCCGTTTGGAGGGGTGCTACTCGTTGCCCCCACTGTACCGGTACTATTGATTTTAGTGCCCTCGACACCATGGGTGCATTGGGCGCACTAGCAGCAGTGGGCTTGATCATTTATCTATTTTTTGCTGCCATATACAAGGTGTTCTTTGGCTAAATCCGACTCCTCTCGATTAGAACCTGCACGTACAGCCTTGCTGTTTGCTGGTGCTCCACGCTGGTGTAGGGACACAGATCTGCAACTCAAGGCATTAAAAACCCTAGGACAAGTAGATTGGTATGTGGTATTCTGGGCCGAAGACTACTCTCGAGACCCACTGGTCAGCCCCCAGTGGCGTGTGAGTACACCACAAGAGGCCATACTTAAACTGGAAGCCCTACTGCCCCAGAATCACAAACTGGCCCAGGTACAGATGCTATACCCACACGTATTACCCCCTATACCCAAAGCAAACTATACAGCACATCTGGTGGCGCCCCAAACAGTATGGCGGGACTATTGGTGTTTACACCGTGCTGGTCTACTGCTCAAACAGACCGGCAGAGCCTATGATCTAGTGATACGCAGTAGACCTGAACTGGCTATTACTACAGGGCAGGTCAACTTGGATATAGCAGCACGATATGTTAGGCAGAATCCACTGACCTTGATCACACCCCGCAACTTGAGATTTGGCACTAAAAAGTTCTGCGAGCATTGGGCCATGGGCTCACCCCAGGCCATGAGTGAGTATACAGACAGTGTATTCCAGTTCGATCATGCTTATATGGGCGGAACACCCTATTATGCCAGTCACCTGCTGGGTGCTCTGCTCAGTGCAAGGGGTCTAGACTGGCCACAATCGGACTTTGAGATCTCGGTTAGGGACTCTGCTACAGCACATACATATACAGCCAAGGACTGGGGTCGCTGGCTATAGTATAGATGGCCAGCGAGCAGTTGCAGGCACATGATCTGTTTAATGCGAACTGTGAAATAAAACACCCAACTCAGAGGCTATCAGTTGAGCCATGCGCTGATGACTGAAGGGCCCGGGATGTACAAGATCTCGTGCAGAATCTAAAACATTTAGATAGTGACGCACAAGGGCTAAATCTCGTCCCCAGGTTAAATTTATACAGGGACAACCCCACTGCAGACTGCTGATCATCAATTGAGCCATGGTGGCAGCATACAAAGGATTCAGAACCCATGCAGATGAACTGGCACCTGGAACAGTTAGATCACTGACAGGCTGCGACCAAGGACCCCAGTTTATCACTCTCTGCCCTCCCTCGATAAACTCACAACTACGATTAACATTGGGCCAATAATAGACCACAGCACGGGGTCGAACTGATTGAGTTTGCAATTTAACTGAATTGGCCCAATTTAACTGTATACTGCCCCCAGCCACAGATAGATTAATACAGGGAATACCCACGATCTGCTCTAGATAATGGGGCCAAGTTTCAGAATCATCTACTCCGATACCAAATGTCATACTGCAACCAAAACACAAGATACTACTGGACCAATTAATAGAATCAAATTCCGGTGCACGATATCCCTGCGAGTTAAGTGTATAGGTTACTGAACGATTCCTCCAGATCCAGTCAGATGGCTGACTTTGAAGATTATGCTGATAACGAACTCGAGTGTCAATGGGATAAAAATAAGGTAAATCCGCTTGAGCATGGGGCGGCAATCGCGGCGGATAAAATAATTCTATGGACATGATTAGATAAAGAACACTGCTTATAACAGTATTTACACACGTACAAATACCCCGCTGTAGAGGTTTGAGAAATAATAGAAGCACGGGCCGCAAACATAGTATATACAAATACCCCGCTGTAGAGGTTGGGGGAAATCATACTGTATATACACACACGCATATACATATGTGTATATACAGTATAAGTGTAGAGTACACTGGGATCCCTCTGTGAGAACACTGGGAGAACTGAAAAGGCACGGTAGGGAAATGGTAACTGCACTGAGGGAGAACTGAAAAGGCACGGTAGGGGACCGCAAAGGATCGGTGAGAGAATGGCGGGAGAATTGTGGGATTATGGTGAAAAGTATTTTAACTTAACCCCCCACCCCCACCCTGGTCTCACGGTGAATCACTATAGAAACAGTGCTAAATCCTGTCAAATGGTGTCTAGAGTGGGACCAAAATTGGGGGAAATAGCCTATTTTTAGACCATTAGGACCCCATATATAAATAGAATTCTAAACCGAGCGCTAGTGGGAATCTAGGATCTAATCTACCGGGCACTCTAGGGCCGACGGGTTGATTCATTCTAGAGGTCATGAGGACATGGTCCCTTGAATCTGCGGCTAGTCTGCGACCAACTTAGAGAGGTAAGACCGCCCCTGTAGGGGTTAACAGCAGAACGGGACTGCTTAGAACTGGTCAGCTAGAGCAGTACTACTAGGGGCACACTGTATACACGTATACTCTGTGCCCTTTAGTTTCTATCACAGAGCACTGTATACTCATATACAACACTATATGTATAGTATAAACAGTCGAGGATCTCAAGGCCCGTAATCCCACTGTATATACTCACTATACTATTATCTCAGTATAGTGTGTATTATAGCCGTATACTCCCGGGTTATAGTGGTATAATATTATCTGATTATACGGGTTTTTAGTCTTATACTCCCGGGTTATAGTGGTATAATATTATCTGATTATACGGGGAGTATACGGCTATAATCCCGGGTTTTAAAATTATAATATTATCTGATTATACGGGAGTTTATCGGAATAATATTATGTCAGTATACGGGATTATATCAGAATAATGTTATTGGATTATAAGTGGAGTGCCGGGGTGTGGCTTTTGGGCAACGATCACAGTCATCACGATCTCACACTTTTCGGTTGACACAGTGTGCAGAGACTGTATAATACGAGAATGGACACACAAACACAGCCCCGCAAAAAACGCAGCGACCGCAATCACATTGTGTACGAGCTGGTCATCGGCTCAGAAAACTATGTGGGAGTCACTGCTAAGACTGAGAGCACTGTGGTCAAGAGTGTGCAGAGCAGGCTCGCCAAGCACTGGTATCGTGCACAGAAGGAAGGCAAGGACTGGGCCTTGTGCCGTGCACTGCGTCAGTTGACCAATCGTGCAGAAGTTGAGATCCGCATACACGAGATCGTGCGGGGCAAGAGTGCCGCGCACAAGAGGGAAGTTGAGATCCGTCGTGGCGTTAAGCCCACACTGAACACAGATGTTAGGGGAGATAGTGCTTGACAGGGCACTAAGACTTCGCTATAATACTTGAACACTAACGCAACAGAGAGAGCACACACTATGCTATACGACCTCGACACCTTCGTTAACACTAACGCTAGCACCTTTGAGGGCTCGCTTGAGGAGTTCACCAGCACGTTCCCTGCAGCAGACTGCGACGAAACAGCAGACCCAGTGCTGGTGTACCTGCGAGCGGGAGAGCCTGTTGCTTGGTACGACCTCGAACTTGAGTGCGGGTTTGTGGCTTAAATGCCACAATCTGCGGGGTTGACAACAGCCCCGCAGTTCGCTATAATACTTGAACACTAACAGCACGGAGCAGCAAAGATGAAAGCAGAAATTATTTTCCAAGACGGCAATTGGATCGGTATGGCAGCAGGCAAGAAAGTGGTCAAGAGCTACGATCAAACCCGTGTGGTCAAGATGATGGCCAAAGCAGGCTACAAGAACGTGCCCATCCGGGGTGAGGATGTTACCACTGCAGTGGAAGATGCAGAGTGCCAGTGGGACATCAATCAGCGATTCAGTTTCCTCACTGACCTCGTTACCATGGTAGCCAAACGGCAGGCTGTGAGTGTGGTTGTCACAGGTCCTGGAGGCCTAGGCAAGACGCACACTGTACAGGCTGCGCTCCAGTCAGCAGGTCTCAAAGATGCCAGCGACATGAACAATTATGGCAAAGACGGCCTGTATCGCGTGATCAAAGGCTATAGCACTGCTAAAGGCCTGTTCCGTGAACTCTACGAGAACCGTGACAGTGTGATCGTGTTTGACGACTGCGATGCTGTGCTCAAGGATCCCGTGGCCTTGAACCTGCTCAAAGGTGCTCTTGACAGTTACGACAAACGAGTGATTTCTTGGAATGCAGACTTCCGTGACGAAGATCTCGAGCGCAGTTTCCAGTTCACGGGGCGTGTGATCTTTATCAGCAACATCAAGCGTGAGAATCTTGATGCTGCCTTGCTGACTCGTGCCTACTGTGTGGACCTGCGTATGACTGATGCACAGAAACTGGAGCGTATGAGTGTGCTCACTGAAAGTGCTGACTTCCTGCCGCAGTTTGACATCAAGCACAAGCGGGAAGCACTGGCCCTGATTGGGGAGGTAGGCGATCGTGCTCGTGAGATCAGTCTGCGTACCCTGCAGGCTGTGACTCGGATCCGTGCTGCTAACACCAAGAACTGGCGTGCACTGGCAGAGTACACTTTGACCAACTAAGGCGGCAGTGCCGGGGTGTTGTAGAAATGCAACACCTTTTTTGGTTGACGGGCGGGCTCTAGTTCGCTATAATCATTGAACACTAACAGCACACACGGAGCAGTAGAGATGGGCAAGATCTTACACTTTAGACCTACTTGTATCAATCTAGGCTGTAAGAGCCCGTGTACCCCCATGCGAGGCCGGATTGGGGACAGTGACGTGCGCTACAGAGTTTTCTGTGACCTTTGCCACAGAAACAGTTATATGGACAAGCCCTTGGCCCCAGGTGTCACTCGCTTCAAGAAGAACCGTTGCTCCAATACCAATAGCCGACTGGGTTTCCCTTGCGTAGTGGATTGGGCCTTGGTAGAGAGCACAGGCTTCAAGCTGAGCACCGAAGTGGATCACAAGAACGGTGACAATACAGACAATCGGTTGCGTAATCTGCAAGAGCTGTGCAGCCTGTGCCACAAGGAAAAAGGCAAGCGCAGTGGGGATCACGACAGCTGGAAACACTACAGATCGGCTTGACAAGTAGAGTTTGCGGCTATATAATCATTGAACACTAAGCAAATGGGGCACGAGATGTTGCAAGACTACACCATGTACATTTGGAAACTGGATCGTCGACTCAAGACCGGGCGGCGTGCCGTTCAAACCTATGTTTATCGTGCCAAGCATGATCAGTGGATGCAGGAGGAGGTGCGTGATCTGCAGGCAGGCTTGTACCCTAAGAGCAAGGGGTTTGTGCTAGAGTTCGTGCCCACCATGAAGACGGTGCGGAACCTGATGACTGGGGAGGAAGTGCAGATCCCCCATGATACTCCTCGCTCTTGCGACCCTAGTACTGAACTTTATTGGAGCATGTGATATGAATTGGATTCTACTAGCAGTGGCCACTCTGCAGCCCATTTCCGCTCACACCACGCGAGTGGGCTGTGAGTTGGAGATCAGACAGATGATCCGGCAGGAGAACCCCATGCCCCACCACTTGACATTTGAGCAAGAAGAAGCATACAAGGCCCGGATTGATGCACTGTACAATGGTCAAAAATCCTACCTCTGTGTGCGAAATAAGCCACAATCTTCGGTTGACAAGCCAGTTCAATGAAGGTATAATACTTGAACACTGGGAAACAAGGAGTAGCAGATGTTAACAGTTCTTGCAGTTTGGTTTGCGGTCAGTGTGCCTGTAGCACTGCTGGTAGGCGCTGTAATCCGATTTGGCTCAGGAGAGTAACAGCATGAAAATTGATACCATGATGGAGATTGGTGAAATTCAAGGTCTGCTAGAAGATCTTGCTGAGCGTATAGGCTACCTGCCCATTGCTACCGTGAAGCGGCGGCAGATGGAAAGCAAACTCCTGGAGATCGAAGAGTTCCTGGATGAGGAACTGCAGTTGGCCAGCACTGATTGGTAGGTTGACACAAGGCTCAAAAGGCCTTATAATACTTGAACACTAGCAAACAAGGAGCAGCAAATGAACTACACTCAAGAGCAGATTAACGCAATCGTAGCAGAAGCCCAAGTTGAAGCCCGCCGGGCAGCAGAAGCATTCCACGCCCAGTATGGCGATCGTGATTGCTGTGGCTTTGCGTGGACCAACATATACGGCATCAAAGGCAACACCAAGGTGGGCAAGATGCTCAAGGCTGCTGGTGTGCGGCAGGATTACACCAAGGCCTTCCAGATCTGGAACCCCTCAAAGTTCCCCACGCAGAGCATGAACATTCTGGAAGCGGGTGCACAGGCCGCAGCGGAGGTGTTCCGCAAGTACGGCTTCGACAGCCTTGCTGGCAGCAGGATGGACTGAGCCCTAAGGGGTGTGGTGTATGTGCCACACCCCGGCACTCCAATCTAGTGGTTGACAGGCGCCCAAGAGTTCGCTATAATACTTGAACACTAACAGCAAGGAGCAGCAAGATGCAGTGGAACTTGGAAGGTATGCGAGTTTGGGGACACTACCTGGACATGTTCCCGGTCAGCGGAGAGGTTGTCTTGAGCCGCGTGTGCTATGGTGGCAGTGTACAGCATACCGTGGTCCTGGAGCAGCCCTTGACGGTGTTTGGTCGAGTGCGGGCAGCAGGCGAGCGGGTCTTGCTGGATCACAAGGATGTGGTTCGTGTAAAGGATGCGGTATGACCAATGAGTATATCCCCGTAGTCGCTGTTCGTTGGTGGTTTCGCAATGACCACGAATGGATCCAGCATTTTGATAATGCCCCCGAGCGGGACTATTGGATCAACCGTGTGGGCTTGGTCACGCATCCTGACATTGTGCGAGTCACTATCTATGAAGGTGACTGGGAAATGAACCTTAAAGGATAGGTTGACAAGTCAGAGACTTGACAGTATAATACTTGAACACTAGCAAGGAGCACACGATGTTGAACACTTGGGAAATGGATACGATCCGCGAGATCAAGGCCCGTGTTGTGCGTAAACAACCCGTGGCAGATTGGGAGAAGCAGCTGGTCCTAGATCTGCTCCGCCGCGAAGGCGAGGTAGTGCGGCAGGATGTGATCGATCGTGCTCGCAATAGCGGCTTCAATGTGCAGGGCATCAAGACTCGATGAGGTTGACAAAATGGAGCAAACTGTGAGCAAAGACACTTACCTGTTCTATACATACGATTCTAGGGGCAATGACAGGATCATCCCGGTCAAGGCCCATACCAGAGACCAAGCGTTCGAACTGTTCGATCGTGTGTACGGAGAGGACACACCGGTTGACTTCGTGGTACGCCGGGAAGAGCAGTATCTCGGTTGACAAATAGGAACAGGAGATGAATATGAGCAGACGTATTGAGTACCGTGTGGATTTGGATGAGCGTGGTGAATTCCGTGCCACAGTCTACGATGGCGACACTGTATTGGCCGAAGTTGACACCGAGGATATGATGTTTATGATAGAGAACATGGGGGTCCGTGATCCTCGTGATCACCATGGGTTGAGGGATTATTTCCGCCTTGCTGGAGTGTTGGATTCTAGCGACACCTTTGAAGTCTGCGGTTGACCGGGAGGATTAAACAATGGAATACCTCAAAAGAGCAGAACTCTACTGTGCGGCCAGAGGTGATGAACTTTGGTTCAAGAACCTGTACACAGGATTCCGGCAATACAATACTGTGTCTGACAGTGTATGGAAGACCTTGAGTTACCTGTACAGCAACGAAACCGCTGATCTGCTGGAGAGCCAACAAACCGGTTGACAAGCCCTAGACCCGGTGCTATAATACACTTACACTGAAACACAAGGAGCAGCAAATGGAAACTTTTGATGATATCCAGTGCGAAGAGTACTACGAGGCATTTGGCACCGAGCAGGAGCAGTTTGAGCAGTGGCAGCAGTCCTTGGAAGCAGCAGAGATTGACCTTGTTAACGCTGAACTCAGGTGCATTACTGGTTGACAACGCCCGAAAGGGCTGCTATAATACTTGAACACTAACACAACGGAGCACGGAAATGAGCTACCCCAATATGAGTTACTGCATGTGCGAAAACACCCTGCTGGCTCTGCAGCAGATTATCACGGCCATGAACATGGAAGGCACGGACTTTATCCGTGACCTGAGCCGTAGTGAGCGGCGTGCGTTCGGCGAACTGCTCAACGCCTGCGAGGACTTTAGGGCGGTTGCAGAGGAACTGCAGGACGAAGCGGATCGTGAAGAAGAGTACGAGGACGATATGGACGGCGATCATGCCAGTGCTTTGGCTTCGGCAGGCTTGGGCACAGACGAGGATTATGGTGCCTGCGACGAGCGGTTCTAACCTGGATAATTGCGTCTGTTATTTTAAAGGAAAATAATGTATAAAACTACTAAGAAATTAGTTCTCACCTGTCTTGTTGGACTTATTCCCACGCTCTCGTTAGCATGGGAACCTACCAAACCAGTTAATGTGGTTATCGCGTATGGTCCTGGATCGGGAAACGAAATTCTCTTTAGAAAAATTGACAGTATCATCAAAAAAACAAATAAGAATGTAACATTTGTTCTTGAGTTTAAACCAGGTGCAAACGAATTAGTGGGTATGAACCATTTCGCACAAGCGGCGAATGATGGTTATACAATTTATGCTCCCGCAGTCGGTGTGTGGATTGGTACACCTGTTTGGTACAAAAAATCAATGATTCAAGATCCCATCGAATGGTCACCGATTGTCAGTCTAGGCGAAGCGCCACTGGCTCTATATGCTTCTAATGAAAGTAAAGTGAATAACCCTAGAGAATTTTCACAGGCATTAACAGCAGGTGCTAAAATTAATGTGGGAGTTGGTGCTGCTGTTCATGTTCTATCGTATGAATATATGGCTAAACAGACCAATGCGACTAACGCTCAACGTATTCAATTTAATAGCCCTGCCGCGGTGGCACAAGCAGTTTCCGGTAACCAAATTGAATTTGGTATTAGTCCATTGCCTATCGCTCTAGAACTTGCAAAAGCCGGTAAACTTAAAATTATTGGTATCACAGGAAATATAAAGGGGGGCCCCTATCCAAATATAGCAGACACATTTAAAGGTCTTGACTTAGTTGGGCAGATCGGAATCGTACTTCCTAAAAATACTTCGAAAGAAATTTTAGATTTTTATATCGGACTATTTACAGAAGCAGTTAATAGCCCAGAATATCTAGAGTTTTTAAAAGAAACTAATTGGTTTGATACTATGTATAATCACAATAATTTCAAAGCATTTATTTTTTCACAACGCAAGAAGTGGATCCCTGTAGCAGAAACAATACAGTTTAACTAATTGTGAAATTACCAAATCGAGTGTTTTTTACAGAGGTCACTGGGCTATTTGCGGCAGTGCCGGGGTGTTGTAGAAATACAACACCTTTTTTGGTTGACAGGCAGTCCAAACTCCGCTATAATCATTGAACACTAACGCAATGGAGCAGCAAATGATTTCAGCAAAACAGCAGGCACGTTTCGATCGCGAAGCACAGCAGCGCGAGGTCTTTGTTCAGGCACTGAATCAAATGATGGAGGCACAGCGTGAAAACTACGGCGGTTACGCTTATAGTGCCGGTTGGCTGCAGAGTATGTTGACTCAGGCTTGGATGCAAATGCCCAAGGCAAAGCGCGAGCGGGTGCTGGAAGATGTGCAGGCTCAGACCATCAAGCAGTTGAAAGAAGTGGTTGACCGGGCTCGAGTTTGACACTATAATACTTGAACACTAACAGCAAGGAGCACTAGATGACTAACATTGAACTGGCAAAAGGCATCAAGCACGGTATGTTCGCTAGCCGCCCTACCGTTGAGGAGGCTTGGGACTATGTGGATCACATTGCCCGCTCCTGCGGCAAGGACAACCGTGCGGCAGTGATCACTGCGGTGCAGGTCATGCTTAACACCGTGGCAGAGCAGATGTTGCGTAACGAACACACTGAAGTCTAAGTGGTTGACGCAGCCCTTCGGGGCTGCTATAATACTTGAACACTAGAGCAATGGAGCACACAATGGCTATCACAGAAGATCAAATTGCCGATATGGCTTTGAAGGCCTGTTTCTATGTTACGCCCGAGGATCAGTGGCTGAGAATCGATTACTGCGATATGTCAGAGGGATACTTTCAGTGCCACGACGAAGAGTCCTTTGAAGAGTACCGTGTGGATTTTGCAGAGGTCACCCTGCAAGGTAACGAATGCTTCTATCAACTGACCAAGATGGAAGTAGTTGACACAGAGTCAGTTTGACAGTATAATACTTGAACACTAGAGCAATGGAGCAAGTGATGCGAGTAAAAACGATCGACCCATACGATACCCGTGCGTACACCTGCGCGGTGCTGGAACTTGTCGACGAAGGTATGCTGGACAAGGACACACTGATCGCAGACTTGCTCAGTTGGATGAGCGAGTTCGAAGTTGAGCAGTTTTGCCGCAAGAACTTGCGGGACGATGACACCAACGAGTGCCTGATTGGTCCCGATGTGGACGATGAGGAAGAGGACAGTGACGAAGCACTACTGAACAACTTTAACTATGTGGGTTCACGTCATCACTATTGATCGGAGAGCATATGATCCCGGAATTTATTCATAAGATTGACTGGGCTCTGTTACGCAAACAGAAACGTTGGCTGCGGCGGCAATTGCAGCGCCATCTTGACTGTGCCGAAGCAGAGGGGCTACTGGCCCTAGTGGTTGCGATACAGGACTACGCAGTTGATGAGATGTTTATTGATGAAGCAGAAGTTTTTGGAGAATGATATGAAAGATTGGTTCAATACTCGCTACAGTGTACAAGAGCTGCGTACTATGATCGCAGACCATCCACAGTGGATCTATCGTGAAGTGCCTGAGAATATGGGCCGCTGTCGGTTGGCCGCAGAGTTGGAGCGGTTGGATCAAGAACTAGAGGAGCAGGCCCTGTGAGGATTCCGTCGGGTCCTGTAGACAAGGCTCTTAAATGGACCGCCACTGCGATCTTGATTGTAGGATCGCTGATCAACGGTTTGGGCTATTATCCTTGGGGTCCATTAATCCTCACAGCAGGCGGAGCCGTTTGGCTCATAGTGGCCTGTCGGTGGCGTGAACCCAGTATGATCGTGACCAATGCTGTTATGTTTGTGGCGGGCGCTGGCGGTTTGCTGTTTAATCTCATTAAGTGAAGTGCCGGGGTGTTGTAGAAATACAACAGAGATTTTGGTTGACAAGACAGAACAGATCCGCTATAATCATTGAACACTAACAGCACGGAGCACAAGATGACAGACTTTCAAGACCGCGACAACGACAACTTAGACTTCCTGCTCAGCCTGGACCAAGCAGGCCTGGTTGTTTGGTTCATGCAGGCCACAGCCGATGACGTTGCTTATGCTATGGAACTGATGGCCCGGCACAGCGAGGAGTTGGCCATTGAGCAGACTCTTAACACCACGGAGTGGATCGAATCCAATGTGGTGCTGGAACGTTTTCGTTTACACTGATTCACACTAACAGCCTGGAGCAACTAAATGGGAACTCGTAGCGCAATCGGTATGCAGTTTGGCAACATCGTCAAAGCAGTCTACTGCCACTGGGATGGTTATCCAGAGTATGTGGGTGCAATACTGCACAAGTATTACAACAGAACCAAGACTGCACACCTGCTCAGTCTGGGCAATCTCAGTTCGCTGGGTGAACTTATTGAACCCGATCCGGAATTTCCGCACTCATTCGAGCACAGGCAGAAAGATGTGTGCGTGTTCTACGGTCGAGACCGAGATGAATCAGGTAATGAGTATCAGGTGTTTGACACAGTGGATCTATTCAAGCAAGACTTTGGTTCAGGTGTAGAATACTTGTACCTACTGACCACTGATGGCAACTGGGTGGTTGCTACAGATGACAGTTACTCTAATTGGCAACTGTTGGCTGATGTGCTAGAACAAGAAGAGGCCTGATATGAACAAGATCGAAAAGAAGATCCTATCTGCACTAGAAGATCAAGACATCCTAGATGTATACTTTGATTCTGGGCGATTGATCTATATGAATGATTGGGACGGGAGTGCCGTTCGAAAGACCGTTCAAGACCAATTCCCCCAATTCGATCCCTCAAATATTATCTATGATGAGGAGCCGGAATACTTTGGAAAAATTGGTTACTAAAAACGGTTGACCATTCGAATAGAATACTGTATAATATTATTAATGCGAGATAATTCGCAGTCACACACAACACACACAGAAAGGATTTAATTATGTCACAGTTTACATATGCAGGTGTTTCCAGGCACAAAGGCGAGTTCAAAGTTCGATTTGCCAATGATCAGATGCGGGTCAAAGTTCTAGCCAAGAACGATCATACTGATATTGACATCATTGCTCTTCCGGACGCAATGACCAAAGAGGCCGCTGTGGCCTACCTAACCCAGATCGCATTCTGGGACAAGGGTGGTGTAGTCAATGCTGAAGTCCGTGCTGCTATTGAAGCAGAGCAGACCAAACGTGAACCCAAGGCTGCTAGCAAGGACAAGCCCAAGAAAGAGGCCAAGAAGCCCAAGAAAGAAGTTCCCGCTAAGGCGATCACGCTGGACGCTATCAAGGCCAAAGCACCCAAGGTTGCCAAGCCCAATCTAGAAGACCTAGAAGAGGCTCCGTTCTAAATCTAAATACCCCTGGGGCTGATACTTGTAAATAATCAAACGCAAGTATCTACTCTTTAGCGGGGTATTTAGAAATGGGTAGGGACAATGGGAAAATTGACTATACTGACTAGATCATCTGTAAGGTTTGATCCCCGGGATCCAACTCATAGGTTATACTATTATCAGTACATACGAACAAATAGACAGGGCGAATGTCCTGTAAGATTTACCACAGTGCAGGATGATCAGGGCAATATGGTAGAGAAGGTACGCAGAATGCTCTGCGATTACTATACTGGCCTTGAGTTTCAGATGTATCAAGAACGAGATCCAAATTCTTTTACAGTTCGAGAAGAAAGAATCATCGCAGCAGAAATTCCGGATGAAATCCCCACACTGACAGATACAATTGGTGAAACTGATAGTTGATTAACTGTGTTAATATGTGTAATATTATTAGACACTGCACAGCGCAGTTAAAGAACAAAAAGGAAAACAAAATGAGTTTCACGCAAATTAAAACTACACAGAAAGAGTTTCTAGAAGATTATCTACGTGGTACAGGTCGCACTCTATCAGGTGCCCAAGCCCGTGCTACATTTGGTATCATGAACCTTCGTGCTCGAGTATCGGAACTGCGTAAAGCAGGTCTACGAGTTCGTCGTGAACGTAACACGGAAGGCCGCAGCACATACGCAATCAGTGCTCGCGATGTTACCGGTAGCCGCAGCAACCTATTCTGAGTAGAACCAGTCGCTCCGAAGTCCGGGGGTAGTGTCCCGGCAAACTGGAAGGGTCCCGCTGGGAAGCGTCGACCCTTCCGCCTTCTTCTGGTGTTGTGCCTCTACGACACCCCTTCTTCTGGTGTTGTGCCTCTACGACACCCCTTCTTCTGGTGTTGTGCCTCTACGACACCCCTTCTTCTG